TTCGAGGAAATTTTCACCGGTCATGCTCTGGAACTCCTCGGGCAGGTGCAGCCACCCGACGCGGGACTGGATGATTCCATACGCCAGGAGCCGTTCGGCCTGCGCTGGTTCGGTCGCGAAATGCTTCGGTACCCGGGCGTGTGGCGCGACGTCTTGCTTGCCGGTGCAGCGATACAACTGCTCGCCCTCGTCGTTCCGTTGTTGACCCAGGTCGTCATCGACAAGGTGATCGTCCATCGCACGCTCAATGCGATGCTCTGCCACGTGAAACAATGTCGCATCCTGTTGATAGATTGTAGCTATCGATACTTCTTCTTCGTTGCTCTCGGTACTCGGTGTGGGGATTTATTCCGTCCCACACCCAGCAACACGTCCCGCAGCCGCTCCGGGTACAGGTGCGCGTACCGCTTGGAACTCGCGACCGAATCGTGGTGCAAAGCACCTTGGACATCGGACAGCGTACCGCCCCGGCTGATGATGTCGCTGGCGAGCGAGTGCCGCAGATCATGCGCGCGAACATGCTCGAGCCCGAGCGCCTTCCGGGCGCGCTTGAACGGTATCCAGTACACCCACCACGGCGACGTGAACGGGAGATGCTTAAGGGCCCAGCGTGCGTCCGGGTGAACGACTTTCATCCGTGGCGTCCCGTTCTTCGTCGTTCCAGCCAGTAGCCACGGCTCCCCATCCATCATCCTCACGTCTGCGCTCGTGCGCGGCAGCAGTTCCTTCTTCCAGCGGAACCCGGTGTAATACGCCAGCGTGAACACGGCGCGCGCGTCCTTGTCGTCAATCGCCGCGAGTAAGCGCTTGACCTCCGGGTGGCGCAGGTAGACCTGGCGCGCGTTGCTGAGCGGCGGCAGGGTAATCCGGTCGGCCCAGTTCCTGTCCCCGTAGCCATGCACGCGGTAGGCGTAGCGCACGGCCGCTCGAAGGTAGGAGATGCGGTTGTGGATCGTCCCCGGCGCGCTTTTGCCGGCGTTCTCAGCCGCGTAGCGCCTTGTCATGTCGCCGACTTCCTGAAGCGGCGTGCGCTCGATCTCGTCATAGATCGCGGCGAGCTTGCCGGCGATGCCCTTGCCATCCTTCAGATGCGGGATGCGGTGATCGAGGTACAACTTGACCGCGTGCGCGAGCGTCAGCGTGGGCTGCTCGATCCCCGTGGCGATAGCGTGTAGACGGGAGCTTTCGGAGCGGTCGAAGGCTTCCGCTTGAGTTCGACTCCAGCCCGCCGGAAGGAGCTTAGTAAGTCGGTGCCGCCGACCGCTAACAATACGGTCGAACTCCCAGCGCCATCGCTTCTTGTCCTTGGCGAAGTAGACAGGCATGCGCGCTTGAACTCCTCCACGTCGGCCTCGGCGAACCGCAGCGCACGCGGACCGTACCGATAGCCAGGCAGTCTACCACTGGCATGCAGATCGTAGACCGCGCGGGCGGATAGGCCGAGCTGCGACCCGGCTTGCTTGGCGGTGAGCATTACGGGCGAGGCTCCCCCATCACCCCCGGCAACCTCTCCGGTTCCAGCCTGACCGAGTTCGGGCTGTACTGCGCGCACCATTCATGCGCCGGCACGATCGGCCACGTCGCGCGCCCGCCATTGCCCAGCGCAGGCAGTCCCGCCTTGCAACGCCCCTCGGTATCGCAGAACGGTTGATACGACGTGCAGGTGGCGCACGTTCTCACCCGAACAACTCCCCGCTAGGGCGCATCACGCCCCCAGTTCCTGCTTGGCCTGCTCGAAAGCGCGCTGGACGGCGTCAAACCTTTCGGCCGACCCACCCTTGTCGGGATGCGCCTTCGACCGCTCGCGCTGATACGCCTGCTCGACCGTCTGCATGTTGCGCTCGTCGTTCGCGAGCAGGAGCACAGAGCGCCAGTCCGAGCCGGGCGGCGCAGGCAAAGCCTTGAACCCGGTGAAGGTCGCGCGCACGATCGCGATGCCGCCGTGCCGCAACTCCGTGCGGCGCGCTTCGAGCACGTGGTGGATCGCTTGCAAGTTGGCCTCGACCTTGGCGTATCGATCAACCGGGATACAGACCTGCAACCCGTCCCACGTAAACCAGACGGCAACGCCGGGATCGTCCGGGCGTTGCCGGCCGAGTGTCACGTTCGAGCTGATCACCAAGCCCTCGATCTTCTTCCCGGTGTCCGTAGCGAACCGGCGCAGGCTGTCCTGCACGTTCGACAGGGCCGCCGATAGAGAGGTCTTGAACTGGCCGTCATCGCGCCTAGCAGCGCGCGGGAATGTCGGTGGCCAGCACAGTGGGTATGCGGAGATCATTGCTTGCGCATCCGAAGTGAGTGCATAAGCTGGTGCCTGAACCGATCGAGCTCCTCATGGATAAGGGACATCCGGCGCATGTCATCCTCGGTAGGTTCCTCGCCCGGATCCAGAATGGACATGATGCTCGCGAAGACGTGCTGTGCTCCCGCGAAGAACATCATCCGCGCTTCCCCTCTCCACTCCTTCGGAGCGTCTGGCCGCATCGCCATCGAGCACATCGTGACGAAGCCGACTTCGATCAGCTTGCCTTCGTCGGTGAGCTTGCGCGCGAGCTCGTCGGTCAACTGCTTGACGGTGCGCTCGTCGATTTCGAGGATGCGTGGATCGATCACGTCTTGTACTCCGCGAGCACCTGTTCGAACCGCTGCAGCCAGTCGTCCAGGAACCGCTGGTGCCGCTCGAACGAGCCTTCGATATTCTGCGCGGCCCGTTGCATCTCGTCGGCGGCGCTGCGCATCGTGCTCGCTGCCGACTGGACTTGCTCGGCGCCGACGAGGGTGACGTAGTTGCTCATCCCTGGCTCCCGGCGCCTTGCCGAGCGGGGGAGGGCCGGTCGATGCGCTCGATCTCCGCAGCAATAAGCGCCGCCGCCTTGATGAGCATTCGCCGGGGCTCGCCAGGCTTCCATGTCCAAACATCTGGCCACATCGGCGGTGGGTTCGTCGCGTCGAATGCGCCATCTCCTTGCGAGTACGGCGACAGAAGATCCGCGGCCGCTAGCGCGTAGGCTGATGCCGCCGCGGAAAGCTCGCCCTCGTCATGCTCATCATCGTGATGCGTCGTCCAACCTTCCGACTGGATCTGGCGCATACGCTCATGCAGGATTTCGTCGACGACCGCTTGCTGGTTGCTCGCCGAACCAAATACCAGCGCCCGCAGCCCTTTCATCTCCGCCGTCAACGCGGCGAGGCCGCGTTCAAGGTCACGCGCCTTACCAAGCAACTCGCCGACCATGCCGAAGTACCGATCCTCTGGAGTCCATTCGGCATACCCATCAAATCGCGCACGGGCCTCTGCATAGAAAGCGTCTACGATGGGCGTATCGTTTGGCTTGATTGGTGTTTGTGCCTCGCACTGCTCGCTCATCTCTCATCCCTTCGAATGGTTACCCGGATCACCACGCCGATTCCCCGCCGGGTCGGGATTGCTTGGGGGTGCTTAAGCCCGGCGTGGCGATGCCCACTATCGAAACGGACGCCACGCCTGAGTCACGCATCGGCTATACGCCTCCGTGAAAATCGATCAGTGCACCGGTCCGATCTCGGGGGCGCCCTTGTTCCGGCGCCGGGTCGGTGGTGAGCTGTTGCCTGCATCCGCTGCGGGCGGTGTCTCCGGTGACTTACTCTCGGACGCACTCGCATCGGTCAGCGGTGCGGCGTTCGGCGCATCGCCGCGGCCCTTGGTTTCGTCGTCGTCGTCCTCATCATCATCGTCCGGCGGTGCATGCGTGGTATCCAGCTCTGGCAGCGTGTCAAGTGCTAGGGCGAGTTGATCCGTCTTGCGCTGATAGTCCTTGAACGACTTCCCGCCTTCGGTTTTCATGTATGCAGAGACCACCTCTGCCAGCATGCCGGCCTCCTTTGCGGCGGCATTGACCATTTCCAGGTACTTGGCCTTTTCCTGAGACGCCACGATCCGCTGCGTTCTCAACGATGGAATGCGCTTCGCAAACGCTTCCCACTTGATTACCATGGTCGTGCCGCCGGGCGCCTTCCGACCAGGATCTGGCTTGTACGGTTTACCGGCCTTTCGTGAGTCGACTTGCTTGCCTGCTGCCATCGCTTTCTCCTTGGTGGTGACTGGTGCTGGGTTGTGGGCCTGGGCGGGGAAGGGCCAGGCGTCGGGAAGGGTCATGACGACCGCGCGCCGAACCGGTACTTGTCGTACTCGTCCTTCGTCACGATCGTGACCTTGGTCGGCTTGAGGTGCGCGCGCTCCGCGGTCGTCGCGTTCTTCGGCGGCTGCTCGTACTGCTCCTTCAGAGAATCGTAGAAGATCGCCGCGTCCCACACCTGGCGCTCCTCGACGCGGACCTTGCCGTTCGGCTCTGTGAAGCGCACGTACATGGGGCGCGTCTGCATGCGTGGTTCGTCGTTGCTGGTGGTGCCGTCCATGGGTTCGTCCTCAGAATGGAATGTCGTCATCATCGGCCGACGCAGCGACCGCTCACGCAACCTGCGCCTTGCGCAATTCGTCGCGCTCTGCATCGCGCCGCTCCAGTTCCTTCTGCGCGCAGAATCGAACGTCCTCCCGGTCCGTGATCTTGCGCAGGATCCAGTGCAGGAAGCTCTCCTCGACCTCGTCCCAGGGATGCCCGCGCCAGTCGCCGAGCGGGCAGCGTGGGAGTAGGGCGGGCTCGTCCGACCAGGTCAGCATGTCGTCGATGCTGGTGCCGAGTTTCAGCAGTTCGGAGAACAGTTGCGCGGTCACCATGGCATCGTGCAGCGCGGTGTGCGGCTTCTGCAGTCCAGACCGGCCGGTGCCGAGGCCGAGGTAGTAGCGCAGGCCCTCATTGCTGAACGACGGCGCATCCGGCCATACCCGAACGGAAGCCTTGTACGTGCAGATCCAGCGGCACGGTAGATCGAGCGATGCGAGCACCGTACGCTCGTAGTTCGCGTTGTGCGCGACCGCGATGGAGCACGGGTACAGAACGAAAAGCTCGCGCAGGCGCATGCCCTCGAAGTCCCATGACGAACAAATTGCCACGTCGGCATCGATGATGTGGTGCACGGCCGATGTCTCGGGCGGGATCGGAATCGGCGGCTTCACGAGCCCACCGTGCATCGTTGGTACGGCGTCCGGATGGAACAGACATCCGTCCTGCAGATACCAGTTCGGCGTCACGACGAGCGCGGCCCATTCGATGACGTGCGCCTCGGCCGGTTCCTTGGATGTCGTTTCAAGGTCGACGATGATGAAGCGCGGGTGACTCATGCCGTTTCCTTCCGCCGTTCGTTAAGATGCTCCAGACACGTCTCTCGCGCATCCCGATACTCCCGGACCGCCTGAACCGTGCGCTGCTTGTTGAACGCCCGCCAGGTGTCCCAGATCCAGGCGCGCAGGTGATCGGACAGCGCTTGCCAGCACTGCTGGCAAAGGAATCGACCGGGCTTCTGCTCGCGGCCACAGTTGGCGGGGCAGGGCGTCACTCCATCCACGACACGCACCCCTCGGTTTCGCATTGGCCGTGCACATGGCCGTTGTACGACGACTGCGACAGATGCAGCCGCCCTTTGCATGCCGGGCACTCGATCACTTCCTGCTTTCCGCGCGGCGGCTTCTTGCGCCATTCAGAGACGGTCGGCATGACCTTGCGAAAGCGTTCCATCGCGGCTTCCATTGACGCCTCCTCCGCAGCCTCTTCCTCGGGCGTGCGCATCTGGTACTTGTCGCACTCGGCCGGGCGTTTGTCGCCTCCCAGCGTAATGCAGGGGAGCGCCCGAGCGTGATCCTTGCCGGTCAGGTCCGTGTAGCAGACTCCGGCCGAGCAGCGGTCGTTCTGGATGCCGTTGAAATGCTTGCACTGCCGCATCTCTCGGCGCCTTGCAGTGCGACGCGCAGCGATGCTTTCCTTCTCAGCCATGAGTGCTCTTCCGCTTGGTCCCCACCCCCGCCATCCTGCGCAACTCCCGCGCGAGGCCTTCGAGATGCTTCGCCTGCGCCATCAGCTTCGGTCGCACCGACACCGGCGGCGCCGCGGTCTTCAGTAAATCGCGCAGGGTGCGGGCGTCGCTCGAATGCTGCGCGGCGCTGTCGAGCAGGGTGCGTTGGGCGTTGGCGTTCACGCCGCCACCTTTTCGGCCGCCGGCACCGCGACCCGCCCATCCTTGAGCCATACGGTCTGATAGCTCTCCGGCAGTCCCTCGGGGATCTGGCGCAGCGTCCCCAGGATGAGACAGCTATCGACCTCGCCCTCGGTCGCGAGGATGTCCAACCACTTCAGCGCCGACGACCGCAGATCCGGGTGCAGGATGTCGAGCTCATCCAACACCATGAACTTGAGCCCCGAGAGGAACGACACTGCCTCGGCGATCTGCGCATCGACCCGCCAGCGCGCTGACTTCGACTCCAGCTTGTACGGCATGCCGTCGGCGGTGATCCGCATGTCGGCCTCGATGCGGACCTGCTTCCATCCGGTATCCACGGCACTCTGAGCGAGTCGATCATTGATCGGCTTCAGCGCGGCGCCGACCAAGTCCGCGGGCACACCCGAGGGTGCGAGCGCATCGACGATCGCCGACCATTCCGTCAGATCCTGGTGGTGCCGGCGTGCGGCGTTGGTCTTTTCATCGGCCTGGTCGAGCAGGCGCTGTGCGTCCTGCAGGACCTTCTGCCGCGACTTCTTCTGCGCGAGCGTCTGATCGAGCGTCTCGATCGTGCCGCGGATCGGCTCCGGGTCGGTCGACGTGATGACCTGATCCTCGATCACCTTCAACTGCTGGCCGGCCTGTTCGGCGTCGTCGACGCTCTGCTCGTGCCGCGCGAGCACCGCCTGCTGCAGGGTGACCGCTTTCTCCAATTCCGGGAGGCGTGCAGCCGCCTCGGCGTCGTACTTCGTCTTCGGCGGGTCCTGCCAGGGCACCAGTGAGTTGCCGTCCTCCGAATCCATCACCGCACCCTGACAATGCGGGCAGGTGAGCTTCGTATGCCACTCCACCGGCTTGGTGCCCGCCTTCTGCTGCGCGGTCAGGTACACGTCGTTCAACCGCTTCAGCTCCTTCTCCGCCGTGTTGCGCAGCGACGTGAACTCCGCATGCTTCTTGACCTGTTCGCGCAACGCCTCGATCGTGGCCTTGCGCCCGGCCTCCTTCGTCGCCTCGTGGTTCGCGACGGCGAGACGCTGCTGCGCGTCCGACCGCTGCGCATCGAGATCGACGATCTCCTTGTCGAGCTTCGTGAGCTCGGCCGCATCGTCCCCGCTGAACGTCGCCGATGGCGCCCGCCAAAGCGGCGCTTTCTTCTCGCCGTAGGTTTCGCCGGTGACGGCCTTCCAGGCGCCACGCGAATCGCTGACGTGTCGCACCGCTTCCTTGTGGGCACCTTCGAAGCCGGAATGGAAGGGTGGGGCGATGATCTCGACCTTCGCCTCATTGCAGCCGCGCTCGATCAACCGCTTCGCGATCATCTCCGGCGTGATCTGCACGCCCATGAGCCCGTACAGGAAGCTCCGCCGTTCGTCCGGCACCATGGACGCGAAGCGCTGCGCGTCGAGCACGTACTCGAGCCCGACCGGCATGTCCTTCCCCTGGAGCGTATCGGTATGTCCGCCGGCGGACGTGATCGCGACGCCACCGGAGAATCGATCGGTCACGATCTCGATCACCGCGCGCTGCGCGCCCTGGCGTACGAGCTCCGGGTATTCTTTCTTGAGACCGACCCGCACCGGCTCCGCCATGCAGACCATGCGAAGGGCGTCGACGATGCTGGACTTCCCGGCTTCGTTCACGCCCGCGAAAAGAATGATGGGGCGATGTGCATCGACCTTGACGTGACTGATCGCCTGCCAGTCGGTGATCGTGAGACTCTTCAGCTTCATGCTTCGGTGCTTCCTTTGGTTTGGTGGAACGACGCTGCCCCGCGCGCTCTTGCTATGCCGTTCACTCATTTCCCATGATGGGTTGTTGACCCGCGGTTTAGGACTGGCGACACTGGTCCCTGTCGCCCGCGAGACGGCGTCGTATCTGGTTGTCCTAGTCCGCCTTGATGTTGGAATCACCGCCGCGGCGACGGGCGCGTGTCGTCGTCTCCGAGGGGGCCTGGTTCCCTTGATGCGACTTGATCATTCCTTCGATCATTTCTCGGCGTGCCGGGGTGTCGCCCAGCGCGCGGGCATCGTCGTAGGCGCCCTTCTTGATGAGCGCGACGATTTCCTCATCGCCGGGGCCTTCGCCTCCGACTTGGCTGCCGGCCTGATCCCCGGGCTTGATCTCGCCGGTCTGAGTGTCGACCGTCCCGCCTGCGCGGCCCGTCGTATCGCTGGTGGCAGCATTCGCCTCGCCGGCGCGGGGATCCGTTCCGCCGGTGGCGCCGCTCGTCTCATTGCCGCCTGCGCCGCCGTCTTCGCCCGCGATCGGCGTCTCGTCGATCGTGTAGTCGACGTCCATGATCACCCGGTTGCCACGATCGTGAGCGTGATCGAAGGCGAGCGCAGCCGACATCTCGGGGCTCTTCGGTAGCCAGTTGCAAAGCGCGCGCACCGCCGTCTTTCTGGCCATCGCCTCGAAGTGCGTATCCCAGGGATGTTCCTTCCGTCTCGCCTTCGCGGCCTTGTACCCCCGGCTGTCGTCTCGCGTCTTCAGCACGTCGGCGAGGCTCAGCGCCCAGAACGTGCGGGTCTGGTCGCGGTAGATCGCAACGGCGTACACGCCCACGATCTCGCCACGCTTCTCGGGGGACGCGGGAAATCCCCGCTCTGCGAGCGGTTCGTGCTGGAGATCGCGCGATAGGCCGTACACCAGCTTGAACTTGTCGTGCTCTCGGACCTCGTGCGCATAGATGTCGATGACGTGTCCGGAGTTCTTCGCGAGCTTCACCAGCCCCTGGTAGCCGGGGATCAATGTGACTTCATCCCCGAACGGGACGAGATGTGCCTCACCGAATGCGCCGATCTCCAGGCCGAACTGCCCGGCCTGCACCACCGCGTGCGCAAAGCTGTCCGGGTTCTTCTTGGCGGCTGCCGCGAGCGAGTTGTTCGTGCGAAGGATGCCGAGCGCCATCCTGCTCATGCGCTCGGGTGTGATGTGCTTCGGCAGCACAGCCTTCATCGCGCTCTGGGCTTTCAACAGCGCCGCGGCGACTGGGTTCTTCGGGAGTTCCTGCTTGGCGATCTCGCCTGCCTTGAGGCGGTCGAGGGTAGTTGCTTCGGGCATCTTCTTCCTCTCACTCGTGATAGCTGCACGTGGACCAGCGGGGGCAATACTTGGGACTGCAGAGATTGCTGCGTGGATTCGGCGGGAATAGCCCGGTCTTCAGCATGTTCGCGGCATGCTCCAGCAGGCTCGGCGTGCCGTCACCGCGGCCGAGGATCTGGAGCTTCGGGGACTTAATCTCCGTCACGCCGATGTGCGCGGTCGAGCCGGTGCAGAGCCCGATCACTTCGCCGACGGTATCGACCTCTTGCTTGAGCACCTGCTCGTGCACGATCTGATAGACCCCGATCTGCAGGCCGTGGCCCTTGATCTCGGCCTTGATCCGCCCGGTCGCGCGATCCTTGGACGCGGCCTTACCGCCGGACTTGAGATCGGCCACCCGCGGCAGCGTCGAGCCCGATTCCTCTACCAGGCGCGTGCGATCGAGATTGCCGGTGAGGCGCACGGTCACGTTGCCGACCGCGATGTCAAGCTGGCCGACGTTCATCTCGACGGCGAGGAACTTGTAGCGAGGCGAGATCTCGGTGCAGTAGCGCGAGAGCAGGGTGAGCGCGATCACTTCCGCTTCCTTGCTGGTCAGGTCTTCCAGCTCGGGACGCATATCGACGCCGGGATCTTTCAGCTTCGCCATGACGACATCGGTCGCATCCGCGGGCTTGATGGGGTTGCCCTTCATCCTCGCGCCGTCGAAAGCCGCGGTGCCGGCGTGGATCGCGACGCCGACAACCGCGCGGCGGCTGTACGGGCTCTGCAGCTTCAGGATCTGGCGACCTTCCCAACCGTAGGCGCAATCGAAAAGGCCGGGCATGCTGGACGCACGTACCGTGATGGTGTCGCTCATAGTCTCGTCGCCTTCGCGGGTTTGAATGTCTCGATCTGCGCCTGCTGTGCGGCTGCCTTCCCATGCACGACCGAGAGAAGGGTGCGCACGTCGTCCGCGCTGTGCGCCTTGGTGTTGCCGCGCACGACGGTGCCGTTGACCGGGATCGCATAGACGTAGCGCATCTTGCGGATGGGTTCCTTCATGATTTCGGGTCCCATTCAATCAAGTAGCCGGAGAACGAGTCGCCGCGCTTCTCGCGGAAGAAATCGAAGAACGCGTACTCGTTCTTGAAGCCATCCGCTGTCGCGAGGTCGCATATCTCGTACATACGCAACGTGCGCCCGTCGAGCACGACGCCGGGGAACTGAACCGAGTGCACGATGATCGGCCGCACGCGCGTGACCGTGACCTCGCGCAGCAGCTCGCACTGCTTCGTGCGCATGCCGGTGTAGAGCTTGATGCGCTCGCCGACCTTGGGCAGATAGCCGTTCTTCCGGCGCGCGCGGATCGTGTGCGGCTTCGAACCGTCGAGGATGCGCGGCGCGAACTGGCGCTGGAAGTTGTAGGCGCTCACAGGGGCGCGTTCCTCGCAAACTTCCTGACCTGCCTGAACCCGGCGAAACATATTCGCGTGCTGCCGCTCTGGCCGATCCAGACTGTCAAGTTGTCCCTCAGCTTCCAGAATCGCCACGCCCCGACGCGGTACTCGGCGCTGCAGCGGTTGGCACCGTAGCGGGCGCAGCGGGTTTTGCGAAGGCGGGGAGCTGTCATCTAACCGTGCCTCTGGTCGTAGAACGCCGCGAACAGGAACCGCTTGCCCTTCTTGGTCACGAGCTCGATGGAGCTGATCAGCCCGAGATTTTTCATGATCTGCGTCGACGTGTGCCCGACGTGGTAGCCGGCCAGTCGCCCCAGCACGCACTGCTCAAGGTGCTTGCGATGGTCGCGGTTGCCGTAGTTCTTGCCGGCAAACTCGCGCTCGATGTCAGCGTCACTGACGTTCGACTCGAAGGGGTTCACGCCCGACCCGCCGCACGTTGCTGTCGCCGATCGACCGCTTCTATGATCAGGTACACGATGACATCCTCGCGGGTGTCGCCGTATCTCCCGGTCTCCACCATGCGATCAATCTGCGCCATGAGCTGCGGGTTCAGGTGCGCCTCGACCTTCGTCCCTTTGATCCGAGACCGGCGCGCGACGGCGGTGGCAAGCTGACGCACTTCGGTGCGGGCTTTTCTGGTGCTCGGTCTCACAACGCCACTCCCGACTTCCCCCGCTCCCGCATCCTCATGCACGAGAGCCCGGTAATCACCCCGGCCTCATCTTCGTCGGCGTAGACCACCAGCGTGCGCGAGAGTCCCGGCGCATGCGGCGGGCACTTGAAGGCCTCGGCGAACGGGACAGGCTTCACGACGGCCTGCGGTTCCGGCTCGACCGGACGATCCAGGCAGCCCCCGAACAGCATCGGCGAGCAGACGACCGCGAATGCGACGATGTATTGATCGGCTCTCACAGCAGCCCCAGTGCGCGCGAGATGAGTTCGAGCACCGGCAGCACGACGAGCATGATCACTGCGGCGATCGGCATGAGGTAGAGGAAGAGGCGCAGGCGGGCGCTGAGCGTGCCGAGCACAGGCGAGCGACGGCGCGGGATGAGGCGTAGGGTGTTACGCTGCTGCATCGTTTGCATGGCTGGTCTCCTCTGCGATACCGAACTGCGCTTGAACGATCGCCCGCGCGATCGGCGGCACGACACTGTTCCCGCACATGCGAACCTGCGCGGTCTTGGTGAGTGCTTCGCCGTGCGCGCCGCGGTCGATGACGTACGATTCCGGGAAGCCCTGCGCTCGGAATAGCTCCCGCGGCTGGAGCATGCGCATGCCGATGTCGGCGATCGCGTATTCCTGGCCGGCTACCGTGACCAGCGCGAAGCGGTCCTTCGTCGTCAGGGTGTGCATCGGCTCGAACAGATCCGGCCGCTGATCGGTCCCGTAGAATTTCAGGAGGAAGGCGCGGACTTCGGCGAAGTGCCAGCCGCCGGCGGACACGGTGTCGAGCGGGCGGCGCAGATCCGCCCCGGCGCTATGGTGGCGCAGCTTGATGAGCGTCGATGCGACGTGCGCATGGTGATCGCAGGCTGTGATCGTTGCGACTGGCTCGGTCATCATCGAGCCCGGACGTTGGCCGGTATCGCCGTAGTGCTTCGCAAGAAACGCGGTGACGAGCGCGCAATCGGCCTTCGCGGTGCCGGTCGCCGCTGGCTCGTCAACGCCGCGCGGCCGTGACTGCCCGGCTCGACCACCGACTCCGACGAGCGTCGCGCCGACCAGGGCGTGCCGGTTCTCGGTCGTCTGGGTGCCCAGCGGATCGTCCATCCCGTTGCCGCGCGATTCGCCCGGGCGTTTCTCGCCGTAGTAGGTGGAGACGTAGGGCGTGATCAGCGCATGCTCGCCGCGATGGGCCGCTGTAATCGTGCGCATCGGCTCGTCGATGCCATGCACGCGCGCATCGCCTGTGTGCGTGATCGGCACGATGAACGGCGTCGCCGTCTCGATCACGTACCGCTTCAGTCCGGCCGCGATCCGGCGCATCGTGTTCTCAGCCAGCGGCCGCGCGCGGGCGAAGATCGACGGGCACGGCAATTCCCACGTGATGCACTCCGCGGCCGTGCGCCACGGGATCAGCGCCCGACCATGCGAAGGCGCCGGCCAAACGATCGGCTGCCCGTCGCGCCTGGCGATCAGGAAAAGGCGCTTGCGTGTGGTCGGTGCGCCGTAGTCGGCAGCGACCAGTTCACGGTGCTCGACGGCATAGCCGCAGTTCTCCAACTGGCGCACGAACCGGCGGAACGTGAGCCCCTTGCGCACCGGGCAGGGCCGGCCGTCTTCAAGCAGCGGACCCCAGTCCTGGAACTCTTCGACGTTCTCCAGGCAGATCACGCGCGGTTTCACCAGCTTCGCCCACTTCACGGCGACCCAGGCGAGTCCGCGAATCTTCTTGTCGCGTGGCTTCCCGCCCTTGGCCTTCGAGTGGTGCTTGCAGTCCGGCGACAGCCACATGAGGCCGACGGGACGACCTGCGCACGCGGCTACCGGATCGACCGCCCACACGTCCTCGCAGAAGTGCCGCGTGCTCGGATGGTTCGCGGCGTGCATGCTGATCGCCTCGGCATCGTGGTTGATCGCGATGTCAGGCGAGCGGCCGAGGGCTTGCTCGATACCGAGTGAGGCGCCGCCTCCACCGGCGAAGCTGTCGACGATGAGTTCGTCTAGCGACAGACGAAGGGCGGGCGGGCGGATCATGCCGGCACATCTCCCCGTTCAAACGCCTCCGCCACAATCCGCATCGTCTCCAGATCGTGACGCAGCCCGGTCGTTGCGGCCGCCCGGATGATCTCTGCGTCGCTGACGTTGCGCTGGCCGGTGAGGGTGCGCAGGCGCTTGATCTCGGCGATCATGGATTCTTCGGGGCGGGTCAAGTAGTGGGTGACGTTCATCGCTCCGACTCCGTCACCACGCCCTGCCGCTCGACCACGTCCGCGACCAGCGCAGGCGCACCAGCGAGCAGGATGTCCGCAGCCTCACGCTGCCCGGACTGGATCAGCAGGCGGCGCGCGTGGATCAGACCCGCGGATGCGCCGACGGCCATGGCGGAGCGGGTTAGGGCGTCGAGGGCGGGGGAGTGGATGTCGTGCATGGCTAGGCCATGCTCCACCCAAAAGCACGCATTGATCTCGTCGCGCAGTCGCAGCGCGTGATGCTCGTCGGTGGCCGCGAGGATGACCCGGCAGCGCGTTCCTGGGACGGTGACGTAGACGTTGTCGGCGATCGAGCCGTCGGAAAGCTTGACCGGCAGGACCGCTGCCGGCGGGGCGCTACGGACTACGGTTGCTTGGTCGGACATCTGGGCTCCCAGCCCGCGGGGTGCGGGTGTAGGAAGAACAATACTCGCTGTATCGTTCGGCGTCAATACAGTATGTATCGAAATTTACGCCAAGCGAAGAAAAGCCCGCGCTAGGCGGACCTCGTGGTGGGGTGGCGTACTATCGCGCCGTGGCTACACGACGAAGGAGATCGCGATGGACTGGAGCTGGCTTGATACCAGCGCGTTCTGGGGCGGCTTGGCGGCGGGCTTCACGCTCGGTTTTCTCTTGCACCTAAGCGATCTGCGGCGCCTTAAGAATCGCAATCGAGATCAACACGGCAATGCCGATTATCCATTGCCAGTGTTGAAGGTAAAACTCGATCAGCACCCGAGCTACACGTGCGGTCCAGTGGCGTTCATAGGTGCCGCCGAGAAACACGACCGCTGACCCTGGCGGGTTGTCATGGGGCACGAACCGGCCGTCGTACCAGCGCTCGATCCACCGGAATAGAGAGCGATCATCCGCGCTCATCGCATCCGATCCCAGGCCGACAAGGCGGCGAGCAGGGCGAGGAGGGCGATGGCGATTGCGGTTGGTTTAGTCATTTCTTGGCCACCACAGCAACTGGCTCGACGAATCCCTCCGCGTTGAATTCGAAGGTGCGGCCACCCTCTTGGTAGAACGTCAGTTCGATGTAGACCCGCTTCGCCTTCTTCGCTTGGCCGATGAATCGAGCGTAGTTCTGAATGAACACGGCGGTCGATGAGTAATCGGCCGGCGCGGTGGCCGTGTAGCGCTCTACCGGGCCGGAGTCGAAGCGAATGCTGACGCTGCACTCGTACACGTGGCAGATGATTTGCCCGCGCGGAATGGAGAAGATGACCCGACGCCCCCAGCGGGGGTGCAGGTCGACTTCCAGAGTGCCGCGTTGCTGCCCCGCATACGGAAAGCCGAACGCCACGGTGTTGTTGCTTTCGATCCTGGCGTCACTGCCTTTGCGGCCGGATGTTGGGTCGTTGTAGGTGTTGAATTGCCACTCGGGCGCGCGCGGAATCGGGAGCGAAACCGCCTGAGTTGGGCTGCTGCTGCTGCCGGAGTCTTTGCTCGTGTTGGCGATTGCCATCACGAACGGGATGCCGAAGACCGCAGCAACGAACCACGTGAACTTGCTGGTGCGCTTCGGCGGCTTACTCCCGCAACCCGGGCACACCTCGGCATCGGTGCTGATCTGGTGACCACATTCCTTGCAGGTCGTCAGCGCCATGTTTCGGCCTTACCGCCCGGCGTCTATTTTTCGCGGTCCGCTGCGCGAGTCCAGCGTCAGCGTAACCGCTTCAGCGATCTCTTTGGCGTCCTCGCGGGTCATGGCAAATCGGCCGAACAGTACGTCGTGAGGATCAACGCTTGCCTGCTCGCATAATTTGAAGAAGTCCTTCAGGGTGATGTCTCTGGTTTTGTTTGTGTAGCTGCGGATGGTTGACTCAACGCCAATTCGCCCCGCCATAGTTCCAAGGCGCTTCAGGCTGAAGCCGTTGTCCTTGGCTGCCTTAACGAATCGGCGCCCCCAATCTTCCCAGTTGTACGCGCGCTTTGCCATGGCGCGACTGTAAATCGCGCATTCTGGAGGAAACGATACGCCGGGTATTGCATTGTTCGCCGAGAACCGATACGCTATGTATCGATATGGAAACCCAGATTTCACCGATTCGAGCATATCGCCTCGCACAAAACCTGAGCGCCGAAGAGGTCGCCGGGTGGTTCGGCATCAGCGAAACGACCTTGCGTAGCTACGAAAACGGACACAGGAAGGTGCCGCCCGAGTTCGCCGTGGACTTCGAAAAGAGGACCGGCGTGCCCCGCAACAAATTGTTGCCGAACCTCTTCAACGTTGCCGCCTAGACGTCCATGCCAGCAGACATGTCCGCCAAATTTGACGACAGCAGCATGGTCCCGGTCCTGACCCACACCTCCAGGGCTTCGGGTGCCAGCGTCTCGAAGAGCATCAAGACGTGCTCCCGGCGGAGATCCGCATGCCGGGTAAGCGAATCCATCAACCCGCTGCCGTTGATGAGCCATCGCGCTCGTAGATTGAGGATGTTGCAGAGTGCCACGAAGCGCCCGGCATCGGCATGCTCCAGGCCGTGTTTGATCCACGCGTGGACCGTCTGCCGCGGGATTCCGAGCTTCCTCGCAAGCGTCGCGGCACCCATGCCACGAGTGGCAAGAGCAAACCTGAGTCGTCCTCCCGAGCCATTCATTCAGGACGGTTACGGTTCGCATGGCGGATGCTTTAGCGGGCATTGCCCCACCCCCGCCCAGAGCGAGGCCGCGTAATGGGCATCCTGATCTGGGTCGTCGCCCATGCCCCGCTGCCCTCGTGGACGCGGGACCGGATCATCATCGACTTGATTTTCGCTCGTAGGGCAAACGAGACATCAACCACGTTTGGACGTCTGGCGATCCATAGCTTGCGACGAATGCGCTTGCTTCGAATACGAAGTGGCAGAGCTTTTCTTCGCCTATCGCGGTTATGCGTTCGCGGAGCTGCTGATGCGTGAGATCGCTCACAAAGCAGATCGTCAGCAGCTGCTCGCCCGCACTGACCAAGCGCCAGTTCTTGCCGGCGACATCGGCGACGATGCGTTGAGCCTCGCGGAGCTTGGCTTGAACGGAAGCGGCTGTCGGATAGTAGAAATTCCAAACGTATACCTTGCTCATGGGAGCCTCCTGTGATTGAGCTGATTGGGTCGCGCCTCCAGCCTATCACAGGGGTGCTCCCGCCCATCCTCGCCGGCACCATCATCGCCGCAGGCCTCGCGATCGGCGCCGTCCTGTGCTTCGTGTCGCAGGAGACGATTCTCGGATGGCTCGGGTTATGAACAGTTCAACCGCCCCAGGCGCGCGCCTAGCCCACATGCATACCTCCTCCATGCATCGCGCCGGGGCGTCCCTATTCGTTTGTGCGGTATCGAACATGCAAAAATTTTTGCCTGATTCCGACCGTCAACCGAAGTCAAATGTCATGACGCGCATGGACGGTCGCCCATCATGATGCAGGGCGACCTTCCTCTGGCACGCAGGCCCGAGGTGGCTGCGGCCCCGATTGAGACGATCATGCGGCGCAAGGATTTCCTCGGCGCGATCAATCTCTGCATCGAACTCTCCGGGCTCGATGACAAAGAAATCTACATGGAGCTGCAGATTGACCCGGCGCAGTGGTCACGCATCCGCAAGGGTGACGCGCACTTCCCGCCGAACAAGCTGCAGTCGCTGATGACCGTGTGCGGCAATCAAGTGCCGCTGGTGTGGCTCGCGCGGTCGTATGGCTATCAGCTTGTGCAAATCGAAACCGAAACCCAGCGCCTGCTCCGCGAGAGCCAGGAGCGCGAGGCCAAGCTGCAAGAACGACTGGCGTACGCCGAGGATTTGCTCAAGCGGCGCTGACTATCAATTGCGAGATGAGCACCGGATCGACTCCGGGTTTCACAGGGGCAGTAGATGACGAACGCAAACGCACTAGCGGCAGCGGCGCTTCTTGCAAGCGGTGCGGCAATCGATTGGCGGGCGATCTCGGACGCGAAGCGTGCGTACGAGCGCGCTGTGCTTTCCGGTGGTCGGCGAGGTAGGCGCTTTTCCGACAAGAACGACGACGCGCGTAGTCACGGTATTCCGAAGTGGCTCCGACAGCACGCGTCACGCCACGGCGTCAGTGTGGACGAAATTGTCCAGACGCATAAGCAGTTTCCGGCGCTGATGCTCGACCATGCGCGGGATCGTCGTCTGCGCCAGATGGCGAGGTTGGCGTGATGGGTAGCGCCACCAGCGGCAACAACGACCGCACCAACTGCAAACATTGCGGCAACCCCTTCACCGCGCGCAAGGCGGGCCAGATGTTCTGCAATCGTGCCTGCTCCAACGCCGGGCGTGACTCTCGCCGCAGTCCAGCGCTCAACCGCCCCTGCGACTGTGGCTCAGGGCTGATGGCCAAGCGCTCCACTGTTCCGGACTCGGCCGGGTTCCGTGTTTCATGCCCCGCATGCAAGGTTGCAATCAAGCCGCGTTCGATACCGATACGCCCCGAGGGGAATGACTACGACCGGGCACAGGCTAGGGCGCGGCGGATTCTGGAAGAGCGGCGGGAGTTGGCTGCGCTTGGGGTGGCGGGTGGGTAGCCGGGTGATTCAGGGCGACTGCCGAGACGTAATGCGCTCGCTCATTGCGGAGGGGTGCGGGTCGACGTCGTGATCGCCGATCCACCCTATGGGGAAACGAACCTTGACTGGGATACATGGCCCGAGGACTGGATGCTGCCGGCGCGTCATGTGTTGAAGCCCAGCGGATCGCTCTGGCTCTTCGGCTCGCTGCGAATGTTCCTCCGACACGCCGACGAACTGAAGCACATGTCGATCGCACAGGAGGTCGTCTGGGAGAAGCATAACGGAAGCGGCGCACATGCCGATCGATTTCGTCGCGTGCATGAGTTGATCCTGCAGATGTATCGCGCGGAGGCACCGTGGGCTGGCGTCTACAAGTCGCCGATCTTCAGCCAAGATGCTGTCGCGCGCACAGTTCGTCGTAAGCAGAAGCCCCAACAATGGGGCGGCATCGGCGAGGCGTTCTACCAATCGGAGGATGGTGGTCCGCGCATGCTGCGCTCAGTCTGGTGCTGTGCGTCCGAGCACGGAACTGCTGTGCATCCGACTCAGAAGCCGGAAGCCATCATCGCGCCGCTGATCGAGTATTCGTGCCCGCCGGGCGGATTGATCCTAGACCCGTTTGCTGGTAGCGGAACAGTAGCGGCAGCAGCGCAGAAGCTGGGCCGGGGCTGCATCAGCATCGAGGCCGATGCCGCCTACATCGAACTGATCGAGCGTCGCACCCGAGGCACGCTCGGGCTGGAGCTATCAGCATGAACGGCCCCCACCTCCTCTGCGCCGGCTGCGGCGCCGAAACCACCCTCCGCGAGCCCGTGTGCGCTCGGTGTGCGGCGGTCGTTGTCCACCAAGCGCCAACCCACGACCACTACGTCGAGTGCCGCAGCCTCGATTGCGGGTGGGAAGGGATGGACTCGCAGACCAAGAGCGGGTGCTGTCCCAAGTGTGGGTGGCGGACGCAGGCGAGGCAGGGCGATGGCTGAACTCAACGACGCCGCCATCCTGGACCAGACCCGCGAGCATTGGCAGAAGCTCGCCGCGCTGATCCTGTGGAAACTGACGCAGGGCAAGGCCAGTGTGTCGATTACGCCCGCGGACATGGATGCGTTCGTCGCGTCGGAGCTAATCCTGCTAACGCACGGCCACCACGACAGCATCGAGTTCAAGCTCGTGACGCCGGAGCAGGCACAGGTGCTGGTTGCCCACAACGAGACGATGAAGGGGCGCGCATGACAGGCGTGACAGACGACCCGAACGATCCTCGCCTGACGCGAGGAAGCGATACCGCGCCAGTAGCGCAGGCCGATGTCTATCTCGTGCTGTCGGCAGAGGAGCGCGCCAAGGGTTTCGTGCGCCCGTATCGCGAGGTCTACCTGCACAAGTCGTGCGGGACGACCACGAAAATGGGACGCGCAATCGCGGAAACCTACGCGCGCGATCCCAAGTTCTACGGCGGAACGTACTGCGTCAATTGCCGCATGCATCGGCCGCTGTCGGAGTTTGTGTGGGACGGAACCGATGAGGTCGTCGGCTCGTGACCCCGCGAAACCTCAAAGCAATCCTCGAAGGGAACAAGCCGGCCCGTGTGGCCGGTGGCAAAGGCATGGTGAGCGGACCCTGCGGATGGGACACGCTCTTTACTCGGCGCGATGGGGCCGAATCGTTGCATCCGCTGCCGTTCCCGCTGCGTCGTGAAGCTGGGCCGAAGATCACCCGCGTCGAGGGAAGCCGACCCTCGCGAGTGCCGAATCGGCGCGGGCCTTCGGTGGGGTTGGCTTGGGATAAGGGGCTCTATCAGGGGGCGGGAGGGTGAACGGCCCCCGCATCATCTGCGCCGGCTGCGGTGCCGAGACATCCATACGCGAGCCGGTGTGCGCGCGCTGTGCGTCCGTGATGTTCCACCAGGTTGCCCCCCAGCCCGACTACCGCGTCGAGTGCCGAAGCATGGGGTGCGGCTGGGAAGGACCGGAGTCCGCATTGAAGGGTCAGCGCTGTCCGGTATGTGGGTCGGCGACCGAGGTTGTCGATCTCGATGGGGGTGGAACTTGAGCGCCATCGAACCCCTCGCCGTTGATCTCGTCGGGGAAGCGGATCGGGCGCATGAGGCCGCGATCGAGGCCATCCGCGATCTCATGACGGCGACGAAGGACCGGAGGTATTTCGACATCATGCGGCGGCTGATTGCGATGAGGTCGGTGGAGCAGGTCGAGCGGATGGAACGAGAAATGGGGATCGCGCGATGAATGCACCGATGCGTGAGGATCATTTGCGCCAGCCTCCAGCCTCCGTCGAGTCCGAGCAGTCCGTCCTGGGTGCCGTACTCTACGACTGCGCGGCATGCTACGACCGCGTCAGCGAAGTCCTGGAGGAGCGCGACTTCTTCGTCGCCCGGCATCGCCTCATCTGGCGCGCGATCGCGAAGCAGGTCGACCGCGGGCTTATGGCGGACACGATCACGGTATTCGAGGCGCTGAAGGCATCCTCCGATCTGGATGAGGCCGGCGGGCTCGAGTATCTGGCCGCGCTGACAGCCAACGTCGTCGGCACGGCGAATGTCTCCGCCTACGCGCGCACCGTGCGCGACAAGGCGCTCTTGCGCGGTGTCGTGACCACCAGCACCGAGATCACCGAAGAGGCCTTGGCCCCCGGCGCCAGTGCGGAGCAGGTCATCGGGCAAGCGGAGTCCCGGATCTACAACCTCGGGACGTCCAGACGTCAAGGCGGCGACTTCGTGCTTGCCCGCTCCATCGTTGCCGACGTCGTCGAGCGGATCGATATCCGGCACAGCAACCCGCAGGATGTTACCGGGCTCCCCAGTGGCTTTAGCGAGCTCGATCACATCACGGCGGGCCTGCAACCCTCGGACCTCATCATCATCGCGGCACGCCCCAGTATGGGCAAGACCGCGCTCGCGATGAACATGGTCGAGCATTGCGTGCTGGTCGAGGAGCAGCCTGCGGCCGTGTTCAGCATGGAGATGTCCTCCGGGCAGCTCGTGCAGCGCATGATCGGGAGTGTGGCCAGGGTCAACCAGCACGCGCTGCGTACCGGCCGCATTCACGACGACGACTGGCCGCGGCTGACCGACGCCTGGGGTCGGATCAACCAGGCCCAACTCTACCTCGACGACAGTCCGGCCCTCACCCCGAGCACGATCGCCTCGCGCGCGCGGCGCCTGCACCGTCAGGTCGGTGGCCCCGGGCTCGGGCTCATCGTGATCGACTACCTGCAGTTGATGAGCGTCACCGGCCACGGCGAGAACCGCGCGACCGAGATATCCGAGATTTCTCGCTCGTTGAAGGCGCTCGCCAAGGAGCTATCTGTGCCGGTGATCGCGCTCTCGCAGTTGAACCGCAGCCTGGAGTCTCGCCCGAACAAGCGTCCGATCATGTCGGACCTCCGAGAGTCCGGCGCGATCGAGCAGGACGCCGATCTCATCCTCTTCATCTACCGGGAAGAGGTCTACAACGCCGACAGCCCTGACAAGGGCACCGCAGAGGTCATCATCGGCAAGCATCGCAACGGCCCGATCGGGGCGGTCCGACTGGCCTTCCAGGCGCAGTACACGCGCTTCGACAATCTCGCGCATGGGTGGCAGCCACAACTGCCCGTGGTGTCGGCTGGAGATTCAACGCGGGTAAAGGGGTTCAGGCCGAGGGCCGCATCATGATTCGAATAACGACGGCTAGGGTAGCTCCCGAACCGGCGGACGGCTCCGGCCGCTTTGCCGTCGCTTCCTCAACCGGGGCGCTTAGGAGCAGAGCGATGGCGGAAGATCGGAAGAGCGAGTACGCGCAGAAGTTGCGGGATCCGAGGTGGCAGAAGAAGCGCCTGGAGATATTCGAGCGCGACCACTGGACTTGTCAGCAGTGCATGTTGGGCGACGAAACGCTGCATGCGCACCACCTTTGGTACGAGCGCAACGCTGATCCCTGGGACTATCCGAACGATGCGCTTCTTACCCTATGTGAAAGTTGCCACGAAAGCGAAGGAGCTGAACGTCGCGCCTCTGATCAGGATGCGATCAAGGTATTGCGCCGGATCGCGCCGTTTAACGCGGAACTACGCGGGCTGGCCTCGATGCTCGACCGACTGGATGGGCGCCTTACTTGCGGCGTTGCGGCGACGTTTGAGCACCACCTCCTGCTCCTGATCGCCAGGATGAACAAGTGGGATTCGTATCAGCAACTATCGCAGGAGTACCTCGATTGGATTAGGGCGCAACCTGGGTATGTGGCACCTCTGAGCCTTCGCCTACATAAGGAGGGTGACGAGAAGTGACCGAGCGCGCCGGCCGTGGACCAGACACCTGGATGCCGTTGTACATCGGCGACTATCTCGCTGATACGCAACACCTGTCAGCCGAGCGGCACGGCGCGTACCTCTTAATGTTGATGGCCGCATGGCGCATGGGTGGCGCACTGCCCGATGACGACGAGCAACTGTCCTCGATTGCGAAGCTCGACGCCCAGAAGTGGCGCAAGGCAAAGCCTGTCCTTGCTCGATTCTTCCGGGTCGAAGGCGGCGAATGGCGGCAGAAACGGCTCAACGCCGAACTGGTAACCGCAATCGATACCCAGCAGAAAAAGCAGGCCGCAGGCAAGGCAGGCGCAAACGCTCGCTATGGGCAAAAGGATGCGGATGCTACTGGCAACCGCATAGCAGACGCACAGCAACCGCAGTCGCAAACGCATACACCATCACCTTCACCTTCATCTTTAAAACCTACACCCCCTACCCCCTCGGCTGACGCCGAGCACCCAGGTGAGAACGGTCATGACTTGCTCGGAGACGCTGGAGCGGACGAGCGAACGCGCATCCCCCACGAGCAGATCATCGCCGTGTATCACGAGACGCTGCCGATGTGCCCAAGGGTCGCGGGGTGGAGTCGCAAGCGCCAGGGCTTGCTGAGGGCTCGCTGGAGCGAGGCCAAGGAGCGTCAGTCCGTCGAGTGGTGGAAGGGGTTCTTCGGATGGGTGTCGGAGTCGCGATTCCTGACGGGGAAAGTGCCGCCAGTTCCCCCGCGTGAATTGCCGTTCCTGGCGGATCTCGAATGGCTGCTGACCGAGAGCCATTTCCTGAAAATCATCGAGGGTGCGTACAACCGGGACGCGTCGCAATGAGCGCTCAACCTCACCCCACTCCGACCCTACCTACCGAGGTTTCACGTGAATCCATCGACCTCCGCCACCTCGCCGATGGCGCCTACGTGGTCGAGTCGATCGACGACGTGACGATCCACGTCGAGCGCGAGGTCGCTGGACGCAGGGTGCTGGAGGCGACCGGGTATCGGGCGGTGACTGTGGGGCGCAGAGCTACGCGGGAGGAGATTGAGCGGTGGCAGCGTGCGGGTCTACAACGACAGGGGTGATGCGATGGATGATGGTCGACGGCATGTGTTCTCCGGCGCGAGTGGGTTCTGCGAGCGCTGCGATGCGCCAGAGGTGTGCGTGGCGGACGGCACAGTGTCGAGGTTCTGCAAGGGGCGGCCGGCCTTGGGCCTGAATCGCGCGGGTTTGGGGACGCCTCCCCCGCCGGGTGTGAGTAGCGGGGATATCGTTCGTGCTGCGCTTGAGAAGATCAGGGCGAATAGGCCGAACTACACGCTCGCCGAACTCAGGCGCAGCGTGGCCATAGGCGTCGATCCGGCGAAGCGCGATGCCGTCGTCGCAACGTGGGTCGGCGACGGCAAGGTGCAGGCGATCTGTGCGAGCGAGTTCTTCAAGCACCCGGGTATGGCGAACTACCCGTGTTCGCACTGCGGCATGAACGACGGCCACAAGTTCGGGTGCCCGAGGTACGGCTCGATGAGCGCAGACGGAACGCACAAGCCGCGTCGCTGGCTGAGCGCCGAATGCGTCGCGAAGATCGAGAGGGAGTTGTCGGTCTCCTTCCCGCCGGACGCGACGGCTGACGACATCGTCGCGTCGTTGGTGCGTGAGCTCGATGGGGTGCGGGCGACGCTTCTGGCTGCGACCGACATGCTGAAGCGCGAGGTCGGCGCGAACCGGGAGGCGTCCGAGAGAGTCATGGAGTACGGCCGGATGTTGCTGAAGTCGAAGGCCGAGGCCGAGTCGCTCTCCCGCCAACTCCGCTCCCGCGCGATCAACCAGGAGCCGGCGCCCGCCACGAAGCCGCCCTTCCGCTGGAGCCCGCTCGTCTGATGAACCTCGGCCAACTCATCGGCGAGCAGCAACTGCGCATCTGGCAGCTCGAGGAGCAGCTCGCGACCGGGAAGGTGTCTGCGCGCATAGCGATGGGCATCGGACGGCGCATCCGCGAAGTGATCGGCGCTGCGGCCAGCCCCTTGTCCATCGACGAGGTCGCGCGGGCGCTCCCGGAATTCAGCGCTAGAAAAGTTCGCGCGAACATGCAGGTCATGGCGGCGCAGCGCAGGCTTGTGCGCGTTGGTGCGGGCTTTGACGCGAGGTATCGGCTGCCATGAAGCTCGCATTCACGATTTACGGTGAACCGTTCACTCGGGTGACCTACATCTATGCGCTGCTCGGGGCCGAAGGCGAAGTGCGTTACGTGGGGAAATCGGATCGCCCGTATCGACGGTTCGAGATTCATCTCTGCGAGAGAAGGGACACGCACAAGGCTCGGTGGATTCGCTCGATGCGCGATAGTGGCTTGCGTCCGACGCTGCGCATTCTTGAGGTCGCCAGATTCGACAATTGGCAGGAACGAGAGCGGCACTGGATAGCGCATTTTGAGGCGCTGGGAGCGGTGCTCACGAACAGCACCAAGGGCGGCGCTGGACCGCTGGAGCCGAGCGAGGAGACGCGGCGCAAGATGAGCGCTCGCCGGCTCGGTATCAAGTTGTCGGCCGAGACTCGTCGCAGGATGTCCGAATCCAGGACGGGCAAGCCTTCCCCCAAAAGCAAGGAGGCGATCGCGAATATCGCCAAGTTCAACGAGTCACGCCGCGGAGTGCCGCTGACGCACGATCACAAGGCGAAGCTGGCGGAAGCGAATCGCCAACGAAAGACGCTCGCCGCGAGCGGAATCCGGGGCGTCTACTTCGACCGATCTAGGGGCAAGTACCAGGCGTGGGTTAAGGCGGATCGAAAGATGATCCATCTCGGTCGATACGCGACCGCGGATGAAGCATCGGCGGCGGTAAGGGAGTATGCGCTGTGAAGTTGAGTTTCACGATTTACGGAGAGGCCGCGAGCTCCAAGAATTCGCGCGAAGTCGTCACCATCGGTGCCAGGAAGCGCCAGGTGATCGTGGGCGAAGGCGCGATCCACGAGTACACCCTGGAGCGCCGCGAGGTCGTGGTGAAGGAATACCCCGACGGTCGCATCGACTGCGAGCACATGCTGGTACTCGTCGGGGCACCGGCGTTCGCCGACCTCAAGCTGGAAACGCACAAGGTCGGTGGCCGCACCATGCTCATCAAGGGCGACAAGGCGCAGTGGTACGAGCAGGAGGCGTTTAAACAGATCCCACGCGGCTACCGCTTACGCCTTGAGGGTCGGCTCAAGGTGACGCTACGGATGTTCTACGCGTCCGAGCGCCCCGACATGGACGAGCAGCTGATCCTCGACATCCTGCAGGACCGGTATGAACGATCCAAGGTGACCAAAGAGCGCAAGCTCGTCCAGGCCGGCGTCTATCGCAATGACCGGCAGATCCGCGAGCGGCATGTGCACCACGCGATCGACAAGGCGAATCCTCGAACCGAGATCGAGGTCGAAACGATGGAGGTTGCAGGGCAGGAGGCGCTCGAGCTGGAGCCGCCGCTTGAGGTCATGGATGAGGTGCCATTCTGAAACTCGGCACCCCTGACTTGGAGCGCTGGCAGATGGGCGACCCCGCTTTAGCCTACGAGAGGATGGAAGGGAGGACCTGTGTTGGATGCGCGCATGACGATACCGCGGCCGTTGGCGGGACTACCCGAGCGTTCTGTGCGCTTGGTCAGAAACGTTACCCCGAGAGGTGCGCCAAGTATGTCGAGAGAGACGCCCTACGATCCCGCGGCGAGTAGTGCCGGTGAGCAGGCGGAGCATCCGCGGCTGGATTGGCATCTGGAGAACTGGGCCAGATATCAGCGCGCTGGCGGTACTCGACAACTCGGCACGAAGACGCAATCGCACTGGGCCAGCGGCAGCAGTGACTTCGAGACGATGGCAGACAAATCGGAAATGAGGCACGCGCTAGCGGTTGATGCGCTGGTGTGGGATCTGCCCGATATCGAGCGTGTAGCCATCATGCATACGCACCTGAACGCGGTGTGGCGATCGAACAGAGAGGCCATGCAGGAGGTCTATGGCCGCGCTCGGTTGAGCCTGTCAGCAGCGATGCTGCGCAGGGCGATCCCTTGACAGGTGAAATGTGCGCGCGTATCTTGCGCGCAGGTCGCCACACGTGCCACCAAAACAAGCCCCAAGCCGAAAGGTTCTGGGGCTTTTGCGTTTCTGAGACCCATGAAGCTCACCACGCTGAAGCCGCGCATCTCCGAATCACCGTCCCGTATTCGTCCGTCGGTGATCCGCCGAGTGACCGGTCGCAGGCTACAGACCATTCGGCGCGAGCACTTCACTCGGCAGCCGCTGTGCGTGGAATGCGACAGGCGTGGCCGCGTATCCCTGGCAACCGAACTCGATCACAAGGTGCCGCTGTTCAAAGGCGGCGCGGACTCGGACGAGAATCGGCAGGGCCTCTGCTTCGACTGCCACGCGGTGAAGACCAAGGCGGACCTGGCGCCGTAGGCTGTGCGTCGCAGCAGCACCATGGTGGTGCTCCGCACCCCCGGGGGGGTAGGCAGTATTCACGCACCCGCCCAAGCGGAAACCGCCCGTGCCCTCACGCGGGGATTTTTTTCGTTGGCGCTGAATTTTCGGCCCGATTGACCACTTTTTGCGCAGGAATTCATGCCGCGAGGTAGACCCAGCTTCAAGCCGACACCGAACCTGCGCCAGCGTGTGGCCGCGGCGGCAGGCGGCGGTATGGCGCACGAAGAGATCGCGCTCGCGCTGGGGATCTCGCGGAACACGCTCGAGAAGCACTTCGAGCACGAACTCTCGATCGGCGCCTACGCGAAGCGGATGGAAGTCGTCGAAGCGCTGCGTCGGGCGGCGAAGAAGGGCAACGTGGCCGCAGCGCGACTGTATCTGCAGGTCGAGCCGCAGTTCGCGGTGCCTCCCCAGCAGCCCGCGCAGCCCTCGGAGCCGAAAGAGGCGGTCGCGGCCGAGAAGGTTGGGAAGAAAGAGCAGGCTGAACTCGACGCCGGCGGCGCGCACCTCGGCACCGGTTGGGAGGGGCTGCTGAAGCCAACGCAGGCGCTGCAGTAGAGCGCCATGAATCTGTCGTGTCCCGACTGGGAGGTTCGACTCCGTTCTGGGTTGCCGCTTGTCCCAGATCTTGATCTGCCGGATCCGGCTGAGGGCGATCGCGCTGTTGCGATCTTCAATCGGTTGAGGCTCTTCGACGTCCCCGGCACGCCGACGATGGCGGAGGCCGGAGGCGAGTGGTTCCGTCGCATCGTCTGGGCGCTGTTCGCCTCCTTGGATCCGGCAACCAAGCGCCGGCTGATCCAGGAAGTTTTCGTCCTGGTGGCGAAGAAGAACAACAAGACCACGGGCGGCGCGCTGCTGATGCTCACAGCACTGCTGATGAATGTGCGGCCGCGTGCGCCGTTCCTGTTGACCGGGCCCGTCCAGAAGACGGCGAACGATGCCTTTTCCGCGATCGAAGGCGCGATCGCGCTGGACCCGGTCTTATCGAAGAAGATGCACGTGCGCGATCACCTGAAGACGATCGTGCACCGCGAGACGAAGGCGACGCTCGAGATCATGACCTTCGATCCCGAGGTCGTGACCGGCAAGAAGGTGTGCGGCGCGTTGATCGACGAGCACCACGTGCTCGGCAAGGTGCCGCGCGCCAGCAAGGCGATGGTGCAGCTGCGGGGCGGCATGATGCCGTTTCACGAGGCGTTCCTCGCGATCATCACTACGCAGAGCGATGACGCGCCGACCGGAGTGTTCAGGGAGGACCTGATCAAGGCCCGGGAGATCCGGGACGGCAAGCGCGAAGGCGCGATGCTGCCGGTGCTGTACGAGTTTCCGCAGGCGATGCAGACGGATCCGACAAAGCCGTGGCGGGATCCGGTGAACTGGTCGATGGTGAACCCGAATCTCGGGCTCTCCGTGTCGCTCGACAAGCTGATCGCGCTTTGCGCGGACGAGGAAGCGAAGGGCGAGGCCGCGATGCGCGTCTGGGCATCGCAGCACCTGAACGTCGAGATCGGTCTCGCCCTGCACTCCGATCGCTGGGCCGGCGCCGAATACTGGGAACGGCAGGCGATTGCCCGTTTCACGCTGGACGACCTGCTGGCCCGTTGCGAGGTGGTCGACGTCGGGGTCGACGGCGGTGGCCTCGATGACCTGCTGGGCTTGTGTGTTATTGGCCGGGAGGTCGAGACCCATCGCTGGATGGTTTGGACCCATGCCTGGGCGCATCCGTCCGTGCTCGAGCGCAGGAAGGCCGAGGCCGAACGGTTCCAGGAATTCGCGCGGGACGGCGATCTGACCCTCGTGCAGCAGATCGGAGACGACATCGACGAAGTCGCCGACATCATCGGCAGGGTGAATCAGTCCGGCAAGCTCGACAAGGTCGGCGTGGACCAGCACGGCATCGGCGCGATTCTCGACGCGATCGTCGAAGCAGGCGTGCCCGAAGACAAGATCGTCGGCATCTCGCAGGGCTGGAAGATGACCGGCGCAATCAAGACCGCGGAACGCAGGCTTGCCGAGGGCGGGCTTGTGCATGGCGGGCAACGCATGATGGCCTGGTGTGTTGGCAACGCGAAGGTCGAGCCGCGCGGTAACGCGATCATCATCACGAAAGCTGCGGCCGGGTCGGCGAAGATCGATCCGCTGATGGCGATGTTCGATGCGGTCTCGCTGATGCTGCTCAATCCAGGGAGGCCGCCCGAGTACAACGTCGTTTTTCTGTAGCGCCCGCAGCACCTCTCGTCCCGAGCCCGCCTAGTGCGGGCTTTTTCATTTCCGCGAACCGCCTTCGGGCGGTTTTTGCGTTTCTGGAGCCCGTGAATGATCAAGCGTGCGTGGTCGACGATCGAGTTCAAGGCGATCGACGAAGACAAGCGAATTATCGAGGGCATTGCCAGCACGCCCGCGACTGATCGTTACGAGGACATCGTCGAGCCAGAGGGCGCGCAGTACGAGCTGCCGCTGCCATTCCTCTGGCAGCACCGGCACAGCGAGCCGATCGGCTGGGTCGAGGACGTGAAGACCACGAAGGCCGGAATTCGTGTTCGTATTCGCATGGCGTCCGAAGGCATCACTACGGAGATCGACAAGGCCTGGGCGCTCATCAAGGCTGGCCTCGTGCGCGGACTGTCCATCGGTTTCACGCCGATTGAGTCGGCGCACATCAATGGCACCTACGGCTACCACTTCACGAAGTGGGACTGGCTCGAACTTTCAGCAGTCACGGTTCCCGCCAACGCGGAAGCCACCATCACTTCCATCAAGTCCGTCGACCAAGAGCACCTGCGCGCCGTGTCCGGCGACAACGCAGCGCGCTCAAACGTCGTGCGCTTGAAATCCTCTCCGGGTGTCCCCGGGAAACAGCAGCAACGTCCCAAGGACACCACTGTGAAAAAGACCTACGCGGAGCAGATCTCCGCATTCGAAGCAAAGAGTGCCGCGAACCTCGCGCGCATGGACGAGATCATGACCAAGGCGGCCGACGAAGGTCGCACGTTGGCCGATGACGAGAAGACCGAGCACGACACCCTGACTGTTCAGGTCAAGGAGATCGGCGAGCACATCGTGCGCTTGAAGGCGATGGCCGAGCGCGCGAAGGACGAGGCCGAAGAGGTCAAGGAGAACAAGGGCGAGACGGCGACCAAGGGCGCGGGCACCGTGCCGGCAGGTCAGATCCGTGTTACCTCGAACCTAGCTCCGGGGCAGCGACTCGCCCGCGCGGCGCTAGCTCTCGCGCGTTGCCGCGGCAATCTTCACGAGGCCGCCGCATATGTCCAGGGCCACAAGGGCTGGATGGATACAAGTCCCGAGGTCGCCAAGTTCCTGCAGATGAAAGCGGCGGTCCCCGCAGCCGACACCAGCACGAGCGGTTGGGCGAGCGAGTGGGCTTACGCCGCCAACCTCGCGAGCGACTTCATCGACTACCTACGCCCGCGCACGATCATCGGTCGCATTCAGGGCTTCCGCCCCGCGCCGTTCAACGTCCGCGTCGGCGGCATGTCGGCGGGTACGACCGGCTACTGGGTCGGCGAGTCCGCACCGATCCCGGTGTCGAAGGGAACGTCGACCAGTCTGAGCCTTGGCATCACCAAGGCGGGCGGCATCGCCGCGATCACGAAGGAGCTGCTCAAGACTTCTTCGCCGAGCGCGGAGTTGATCGTGCGCAACGATCTCGCGGCTGCGTTGCAGTACGTGCTCGATCGCACGTTCCTCGACCCGACCATGGGCGTGATCGCGAACGAGCGTCCGGCGTCCGTTCTGTACGGCCTCACGGCTGTCTCGCCAACCGGCACGAACTACGCTGCGCTGGCCACGGACTTCAAGTCGCTCATGGCCAACATCATCACCGACAACATCGAAGGCGGTGGCGTGTGGATCATGTCACGCACCACGGCGCTCGCACTGTCGTTGATGGTGACGTCGCTGGGCGTGCCGCAGTTCCCGGGCATGACGCCGGAAGGCGGAACGCTCTTCGGCTACCCCGTGCTCGTGAGCCAATCGGCGTACTTCGGCTCTGGATCGCCGGACTACGCGAACATCATCGCGTTCGTGATTCCCTCGGAGATCTACCTGGCCGACGAGGGCATGGTCGATCTGGAAATGAGCGACCAGGTCGCGCTGCAGTTGCTGGACAACCCGACCAACGACTCCGGCGGCAGCACTGCCGCGACGACGATGGTCTCGATGTTCCAGACCGAGTCCGTTGCCATCAAGGCGGTTCGCTACATCAACTGGAAGGTGCGTCGCACCAACGCCGCGGCCTTCATCCGCAACGCGCTCTACGCGTAAGCGTAGCGCTGCATCGATGCGCCCGGGCTTCTCCTGGCTCGGGCGCATTTTTCCAAGGAAGACCATGACGAATCGCAATATGGTGGCGCTCGCCGAATTCACGTACCCCTACGGGCGCGCCCAGATCGGGCGCGGCCAGAAGTTCGAAGCCGAGACCGACCGAGATGTCGAGGCGCTCACGGTTACTCACCTCGCGCGCATCGATGAGGTGAAACCGCCCGCGAAGAAACGCGGCGAATACCAGACACGCGACATGCGCGCCGAGAACGAGGCCGCAGCGTAGTGAAACTCTTCGGGATCCAGATCTGGCGCGAGAAGGCGCAGGGCACGGCGATCTCTGTGCCTGTGAGCCACGCGTTCACCTATTTCCTGGGTCCGATCAAGGAGGCATTCGCCGGCGCGTGGTCCCGCAACATCGTGGCCGAGAGCCGAGAGAACCTGCTCCGCTTCTCGCCGATCTACGCTTGCGCGAGTCGCATCGCATCCGACATCTCGATTCTTCGGCCGATGCTGATGAAGGCAACGCAAGACGGCATCACGGTGGAGGTCAACGACCCGCGCTCGCCGTACCTGCCGCTCATGATGCGGCCGAACGCGTACATGAACTGGATTCAGTTCCTGTCGTACTGGCTGCTCTGCAAGCTCTTCTACGGCAACGCCTACGCGATCAAGGATCGTGATGCACGCGGCGTTGTGGTCGCGCTCTACCCGATCGATCCGCGCATGGTGAAGCCGAAGATTGCTTCGGACGGCGGGGTGTACTACGACTTCGGCGGGGACTACCTGGCGCGCATTCCGGAGGGGCTGTCAATGCTCCCAGCGTCCGAAGTCGTGCATGATCGCATGAATACGTTCTGGCACCCGCTGGCAGGCGTGCCACCGATCTACGCAGCTGCGGCAAGCGGCACGCAGGGCATCCGCATCCAGACGAACAGCGAGACGTTCTTCTCGAACATGAGCCGGCCGAGCGGGCAACTGACTGCGCCCGGGTCGATCGATGACGCGACCGAAAAGCGACTAAAAAAGCAGTTCGAGGACGGGTTCAGCGGTGGCAACCTGGGCCGCATGTTCGTCTCCGGCAACGGGCTGAAATTCGAGCCGATCAACGTCCCGGCAGAACAGGCCCAACTGATCGAGCAGCTGCGCTGGACGGTCGAGGACATCGCGCGCTGCTTCGGCGTGCCGCTACACAAGATCCAGGCCGGCGCGATGCCGACGTTCACAAACATCGGCGCGCTCAATCAGCAGTATTACGACGAGGCGCTCAAGCCGCACATCGAGGCCTTCGAGTTGCTGATGACGCAGGAAGTCGTGATGAAGGCCGAATACAGCGTCGAGCTCGATCTGTCCGGTCTGCTGCGGATGGACCCGAAGACGCGGGCGGAAGCGGCCGAAATTCTGGCGCGCGCCGGTCACCTGACGCCGAACGAGGGGCGCGCCCGGGAGAACCTTCCGCCGGTGGCTGGTGGTGATACGCCATATTTGCAGATGCAGAACTACTCCCTTGCCGCGTTGGCAAAGCGCGACGCGCAGGACGATCCGTTCGGTACAGCGAAGCCCGCAGTATCGCCCGCCCCGGAAGAAGAGGACGAAGACGAAGACCTTGAGAGCGCGGAAGAAGAATCGCGCGCCCTGCTGGCCACGCTGACCAAGGGATTCGAGATTGAAGAAACCATTTGACGGTCAGGCGCTGGGCGAGCAGATCGTCAGCGTGACGCGTGCGTTCGTTCAGCGTCATGTGGGAGAGTTGCGCAAGGCGATCTCGGACCTCGAAGAACGTGTCAAGGCGATCCCCGCCGGCCCGCCGGGCGAGCGTGGCGAGAAGGGTGACGTCGGCCCAGGCGGCGAGAAGGGCGAGCGCGGTGACATCGGCCCGGAAGGCCCTGCCGGCCCCGTAGGCGAGAAGGGGGTGGACGGCGCGCCGGGAGCCAAGGGCGACACCGGAGAGCCTGGCCCACAGGGCGAGAAGGGCCTCGACGGCGCGCAAGGCGAGCAGGGCGCGCCCGGCGATCCTGGTCCGCAAGGCCCGACGGGCGAGCCCGGAATGCGTGGCGAAAAGGGTGACGCCGGAGATCGCGGCGAGCCCGGGTCGGCCGGCGAAAAAGGTATGGACGGCGCACCGGGCCCGATGGGACCGATGGGACCGATCGGCGAAAAGGGCGACCCAGGCGCGAACGGCAAGGACGCCTACACCCTCGCTGTCGAGAAGGGCTTCCAGGGCACCGAGCTGCAGTGGCTCGACAGCCTGCGCGGCAAGGACGGCGCGCGCGGCGTTGACGGTCGCGACGGACTGAACGGGCGCGACTCTGCGGAGATCAACATCCTGCCTATGCTCGAGGAAGGAAAGTCCTACCCGAGCGGTGTCTATGCACGGCACATGGGCGGATTGGTGAAGACGACCGCCGATGGTTACGACTGCATCGTAGCCGGCGTCTCCGGCGTTCGGGTCGAGCACGACGGCGAGCGCAAGTTCAGCATCCGCGTGGAACTTACCGACAAGAGCGTGTCGACGGCAGAGTTCACGGTGCCGGTCATGCTCCATCGCGGCATATGGCGGGAACAGACCTACGAGCGCGGCGACTGCGTGACCCGGGACTCGTCGACGTGGCACTGCTGCGTTGAGTCCACGGATGCCATGCCGGGCACCTCGAAGGACTGGCAATTGATCGTGCGCAAGGGCGACCGCGGCAAGGATGCCCCGGCACCGAAACCGGATCCCGGGCCGGTCAAAATCGCATGAGCGTGGCGCGCCTCGACCCGATCTGGCGCGGCGAGACTGTCGTCTGCATGGCGACCGGACCCAGCCTGACCGAGCAGCAGGTCGCGCAGGTGGAGCGCTGGCGCGACGCCGGCGGTTGCAAGGTGATCGCGGTCAACGATGCATACCTGTACGCGCCCTGGGCGGACGCGCTGTACTTCGCCGATGTGCGCTGGTGGCAGTGGCAGGACGAGGGCCGGATTCGGTTGGGCCCGCTGAAGATGACCTCGTTCGAAGTTCAGAGGCGGTTCCGTGAGTTTGCCGGCATGCGGATCTCGATCGAGAACAGCGGGCAACAGAATCCGGATCCGCGTGTGATCGTGCTGAAGAACTTCTCGATTCCTGACGGAAGCCCGGCGCGCCCAGGCGGCACAATGGGGCGGCTCTCGGTCGACCCGACTGGGATCTACGCCGGCCAGAACAGCGGCTATCAGGCGATCGGATGCGCGGTGCTTTTGGGATCGAGGCGCATCGTGCTGCTCGGCTACGACATGAAGGCGAAGACGTTGCCGGGCGGCGAGGTGCTGCACCACTGCTGGGGCAATCATCCGGTGCCGTCGGACCAGGGCTCGTACCGCCAGTGGCGCGACGAGTACGGCCGCATGGCGGTGACGGCGCGGTTGAGCGGGATCGAGATCGTGAACGCGACGGCGGATTCGGATCTGGAACATTTTCCGATGGTGAAGTTGGAAGAGGTGATCCGTGCCGCGCGCATGGAGCATGATCCGGCAGCAACCGCACTATCGGCATGACGCGTTCCTGAGCGGCCTAGCCGCGGCGGGATATGAGGTGCACGATAGCGCGCCGACGTTTCCGGTGCGGCCGGGTGATGTGCTGGTCATTTGGAACAGGTACTTCCAGACCGAGCAGATCGCAGACCGCTTCGAGGCAGATGGCGGCACGGTGCTGGTCGCGGAGAACGGATATGTGCGCGGCCGGCACGATGGTGGCGACTACTACGCGCTGGCGGTGCATGGGCACAATGGCAGTGGCCGATGGCATGTCGGCGGGTCCGAACGGTGGGACGCGCTCGGCATCGAGTTGAAGCCGTGGCGCACGGAAGGAACGCATATCCTGGTTGCGCCGAACCGCCCGTTCGGGATGCGCGGCACCGTGATGCCGGAACGGTGGGGCGAGCAGACGGCGGAGCGGCTGCGTAAGCTGACGGACCGGCCGGTAAGGCTTCGGCTGCACCCTGGCAACGGGCGAGCGCAGGTGCCGCTGGAGGATGATCTGCGCGACGCACACTGCGTTGTCATCTGGTCCAGCAGTGTCGGCGTCAAGGCGCTGATCGAGGGTATCCCGGTCGTGTGCATGGCGCCGTACTGGATTTGTAGGGGCGCGGCCGGATCACATATCGACGAGGCGCTCTGGCGTCGCGAGTATCGAGAGAATGCAATGCATGCGCTCGCATGGGCGCAGTGGTCGGTTCAGGAGATCGCAAGCGGTGAACCCTTCCTGCACTTGCTACGCCGAGAACAACAAAGCCAAGTCGCGGCGAGTGCTTGAGGCGTTCTGCGAAGGCGCCGGCGGCCGCATGGCGAGCACAGACGCGCTGGCGCTGGAGTCAGGGTCTGCGGCCTTCTACGGCGTGCGCTCCGCCTGGAATCGACTTTGGATGCAGGCAAAGGCCGACGGCAGGGACTGGTTCTACCTGGACAACGCCTGGCGCGACGCGGACCGCGAGTTGAAGTTCAGGGTCGCGCGCAACCGCGTGCAGCAGCTGGTCCCGGATCCTGGGCGCGAGATCGAAGTCGCGCCCTGGCGCAAGGATGGCGATCACATCGTGATCTGCCCGCAGTCGGACGAGTACATGCGGGTCGTCGCCGGGTCGTTCGGTGACTGGGCATGGGATGTCAGCGTGCAGCTGCGCAAGTACACGACGCGGGAGCTACGCGTGCGGCGCAAGGGGACGCCCCGGAAACTCGCAGACGACCTGCGCGGCGCCTGGGCTTGCGTGGTCTATACGAGTTGTGCGGCGATCGAGGCGCTTGCGGTCGGCATACCGATCATCTGCGCGGAGGCCTGCGTGGCGGCGCCATTCAGCGGCACGTTCGACGCGATCGAGCGCCCGGCGATGCCGCCAGGACGAGAACGATTCATGGGCCGGGTCGAGGCCTCGCAGTGGACGCTGGACGAGATGAGGAGCGGAGACGCATGGCGCGCGATCACAGCGTGAATATGCCGCCGCTCAATCTGGTCCGGCCGGGCAAGTACTACACCGGCAAAGGGTCGCTGATCGAGGCCGACTTCCGGACTTTCGGGCGGTTCTTCGATCTGCTGCGCGAGGCGATCGGCAAGACTGAGATTACCGAAGCTGGGCACCGTGAACGCTTCGGCATGGAAGAGACGCTGCGCGACCTGCAGGTGCTGTTCCGTCGCGGGCACAAGACGGGCGGGCGCGTGATCTTCGTCGGCAACGGCGGATCGGCCGCGATTGCATCGCACTGCGCGATCGACTGGACGAAGAATGGCGGGATTCGTTCTGTCGCGTTCAACGATGCCGCGGCCCTGACCTGCTGGGGCAATGACGCCGGCTACGATCAGGTGTTCGCCAAGCAGATCGAGCACCATGCGACGCCGCGCGATAGCGTGGTGATCATCTCGTCGTCTGGTAAGTCGCCGAACGTCCTGGCGGCGGCCGATGCGGCGCGGGTGGTGCGCTGCGATCGGGTGGTGACGCTGACCGGGATGAATCCGAACAACGTGCTTCGGGCGAAGGGCGACGTGAATATGTGGGTGCCGGCGGCCGACTACGGCCTGGTCGAGCTCGCGCACATGGCCATTCTGCATAGCGTGGTGTCGGTGCGGTGAAGGTCGTTCTCGCGACCGGCTGCTTCGACGTGTTGCATGTTGGGCACTTGTACCACCTACAGGCGGCGCGACAGCTTGGTGATTTTCTCGTGGTCGGCGTGACCGCTGACGAGTTCATCGATAAAGGTCCGGGGCGACCAGTGTTTGATGAGCAGCAACGCGCTGAACTGGTACGCGCTCTGCAGATTGTGGATCTCACCATCGTCTATAGCGAGACGGTGCCGCTCGAACTGATCCGCACGCTGCGCCCGACCGTGTACGTCAAAGGCAAGGAATACGAAGGCCGGCTGCCCGAGCAGGCGCTGGTCGAATCACTGGGCGGTCGCGTGGTGTTCACCGATACGCCGGTCTATTCGTCAACGAAGATCCTGGAGAAGCTGTGCGCGTTCTCGTAACGGGCGGGTGTGGGTACAAGGGCAGCGTGCTGGTGCCGAAGTTGCTCGCGGCCGGGCATGAAGTCACGGTCTGGGATACGCAATGGTTCGGCAATAGTCTCCAACGGCACGCGGGGCTCGCCGTGGCGGTGGGCGATATCCGTGGCGACAACCTGTCATGCTACGGGTTCGATGCCGTTATCCACCTGGCCGGCATCGCGAACGACCCATGCGGCGAGCTCGATGCGCGCCTCACGTGGGAAGTGAATGTCCTGGCGACGATGAATCTGGCGCGACTGGCCTCCGAGGCCGGCGTCAAGCAGTTCATCTTCGCAAGCTCCGCCTCGGTCTACGGCATCCAGGACAATCGGCCGGTGACGGAAGAGTCGCCCTTGCAGCCGGTGAGCGACTACAACCGCACGAAGATGTGCGCCGAGCGGGTGCTGCTGTCCTACGCCGGGAAGATGGACATCAAGATCGTGCGCCCGGCAACGGTGTGCGGGTACTCGCCGCGGATGAGGCTGGATGTCGTCGTGAACATGCTGACCGCGCAGGCGCTGCGAGATGGCGAGATCGTCGCGCATTGCGGCGCGCATGGTTCCGACCTGATGCGCCCGCACTGCCATATCGAGGACATCACAGACCTGTACTGCTGGCTGCTCGACAAGCCCGGGCACTGCCTCTACAACGCCGGCTTCGAGAACATGAGCGTCGAGACCCTGGCGCGGCTCATCAACGAGCAGGTGCCGTCGAAGCTGCGGATATCGCAGGTCGCGGACAAGCGGAGCTACTGCGTCGATTCCTCGCGCCTGCTGGCGGCCGGATTCAAGCCGAAGCACACGGTTGCCGATGCGGCGCGCGATATCGTGGCCGCGGTGAAGGACGGCCGGATCAAGATGGACGATCCGCGCACGGTGAACCTGTCGTGGATGCGCTCGCAGGGGCTGGTCTCCGAATGAAGTTCATCGTCATCGGCGCGAATTCGTTCTCCGGTTCCGCGTTCTGCCGACTGCTGACTGCGCACGGACACCCGGCGATCGAGTTGAAGCGCCCCTGGTTCGACCTGAATGCGCCGGGCGCACCTACGGCGATCCGCCACTGGGTCGGCGACGGCTACGACACGGTCGTCAACTTCGCAGCGCTCAACATGGTCGGCGAGTCCTGGCAGCATGCCGCGGACTACTACCAGACGAACGTGATCGCGATGGCGCGGCTGGCCGACGCACTGGTGACCGCACCGCTTCGTCGGTTCGTGCAGGTCAGCACGCCCGAGGTGTACGGGGCAACGAAGCGCCCGGTGAAGGAATGGGAGCCGTTCAATCCGTCGACGCCCTACGCGGTATCGCGGGCGGCGTGCGACATGCACCTGCAGGCGCTGCACCGCGAGTACGGGTTTCCGGTGTGCTTCACCAGGACGGTGAACGTGTACGGTCCCGAGCAGCAACTGTACCGGATCATCCCGAAGACGGTGATGTGTGCGCTGTCCGGAAAGAAGCTGCCGCTACACGGCGGCGGCAAGTCGACGCGGTCGTTCATCCATATCGATGATGTCGCCCGCGCGATCCTGCGGGTGGCTGAGCGCGGCAAGCCCGGCGCTACCTACCACGCATCGACCGAGGTGCAGACGAGCATCCGCTTCCTGGTCGAGTTGGTGTGCGATGGGCTCAACGTGCCGGCCGATCTGGTGATCGAGGACGCGCCGGAACGCCCAGGCAAGGACGCGGAATACTGGCTGGACGATTCGACGATCCGCCGCGAGTTGGGCTGGTCGGATGAGATCAGGCTGCAGGACGGGCTGCGGACGACTGTCGACTGGTACCGCGAGAACTTCAAGCGGCTGGCCGGCGAGTCACTGGAGTACAAGCACAAGGAGGTCGCGTGCGCATAGTCGCCGTGAGCGTGAAGGTCGCCGAGGAATTCCTGGCCAAGCACGATCGGCACTACAAGGCGCCGGTCGAGCCGATCTGCGCGATTGGGGTTGGTGACGAGCAGGGGTTGCATGGGGCTGCCATCCTGGGCCGTAACAGCGACGACGAGGCCGAACTGGCGCACATCTACGTCGACGGCATCTCGCAGGGTTACAGCCTGCTGTACGGGGCTTGCTGGCGGGCGCTGAAGGCGCTGGGGTATCGGGCGACAGTGCTGTGACGGGAGAGGCTGCATTCCTGCTGGGCATGGTCATAGTATGCGCTGGCCTGTTTGTGGGCTACGCAATGCTCCTGCTAACCGACAAGGACTCCGGCGTTGACCGCTGACGACCTCCGCGCCTTCGAAGCCGAAGTCATCGAGGCGTTCAAGGCGAAGCGGGTGCGCGGGCCGGTGCATCTCGGCCTCGGTAGCGAGGAAGGGCTGCTCAACATCTGGGCGGGCAACAAGCCGCATCCGGACGACTGGATCTTTGCCACGTATCGAGCGCATTACGCCGCGCTGCTCCACGGCGTGCCGCGCGACAAACTGATGGACGCCATCCTGGCCGGGCGCAGCATGACGCTCATGTTCCCGGAGCATCGGTTCTATTGCTCGGCGATCGTGGGCGGGATGTTGCCGGTTGCGGTGGGTGTTGCGGCGGCGTTGAATCGGGCCGGAAGCGAGAGGAAGGTCTGGTGCTTTGTCGGGGATATGGCGGCGTCCACAGGCGGATTTGCTGACGCGCTACGCTTCGCGAGCGGGCACGGCCTGCCATTGCGTCTATACGTCGAGAATAACCGCATGAGTTGCGACAGTCCCACCGATGATTGCTGGGGCGTTCAGATCGGTGGCGTGCCGGTTCATGAGTATCGGTACAAGCGCCAGTGCCCCCATGTCGGCGTCGGCGAGTTCGTGCACTTCTGATGACCTACCTCGGCGAGTTGACGCGGGCGATGGCCATGCTCGCCGCGGACCCGCGTACGCTGTTCGTCGGCCAGGCGGTCGCATATCCCGGCCAGCGCGCGCACGAGACGTTCGCCTATGTCCCGATGGACCGTCGGATCGAGATGCCGGTCGCCGAGAATTTTCAGATGGGGTTTTCAACGGGGCTTTCCCTGCAAGGCAATGTCGTGCTGAGCTTCTTCCCGCGCATGGACTTCCTGATCTGCGCGATGGACCAGCTGGTGAATCACCTGGACAAGCTACCCGAACTCGGCGCCGGCGATCTGAAGGTGATCATCCGTACCGCGATCGGCGCGAATTACCCGCTGGACCCGGGCCCGCAGCATCGCCAGGACTACCGCGATGCGCTGAAGCTGATGCTGCACTCGATTCCGGTGATCGACCTACCGGACGCGCAGTCGGTGGTGCCGCGGTATCAGCGCGCGCTCGAGATGAAGGGCGCGTGCATCGTCGTCGAGCACATGGCGAGGTATTGATGCGGAACGACGATGGCAGTGACTTGTCATATAAGCGGGGCCGAACAACGCGCGAACGTTGCCGGCCCCTGATCACAACCGACTGATAGGAGTCGATCATGACTGCGCGAAATTCTACGCTTACGGCTGAGAGACTGCGGGCGTTGCTGGATTACGACCCGGAGACCGGGGTGTTTACGCGAAAGGTTCGGACATCGAACCGGATTCGATCCGGAGACATTGCCGGGACCAGGAACCCGCCGCGCTACACATTGATCAGTATTGAAGGAATTCAGTACAGAGCGCATCGCCTTGCGTGGCTGTACGTGTATGGTGAATGGCCTTCGGAAGATCTCGATCACATCAATAGGGTCAAGACGGACAATAGGCTCTGCAATCTGCGCTTGGCAACCAGAAAGCAGAATATGGAAAACAACGGTCCGCAGAAGAACAATCGTCTTGGTATTCGCGGAGTTTATTGGGATGTCGCTAGAAAGAAATGGGCGGTCACAATTCATCATCACGGAAGGACGATAGCGGGCGGCCGGTTCGATTCAGTCGATAGCGCAAAGGCCAGGCGCGCACAACTGGAAAACAGGTTCTTCACAAGGGCATGAAAAAGGGCTGGTTTAAGATAGACGGCGTCCAAGAAGGCGATAGGACGATCGAGCAACAGTTGCTCGGGATGGAGACCGTTTCCACAAGATTCAATGGCAGAAATATTCTTGAGCTTGGCTCGGCCGAGGGGTTGATCGGCCGCCACTGCATCGACGCCTGGGGCGCCGCCAGCGTGGACGGTGTCACGTGCGTGCAGTACGAGATCGAGGAAGCGCAGCGCCAGTGCGTCGGGCGCGAGATGCGGTTCTTCAACTGTGACTTGCGAAAGCTGCCGCAGATCGCGGTGCTGGAGAAGCAACTGCGCACGAGCTACGAGGTTGTGCTGCTGCTCTCGATTCTGCACAAGGCGCGCGATCCGATGCGCTTGCTTGAATGGGCGGTGCGCTACGCCTCCGAGCTTGTGGTGATCCGCCTGCCGACGCCGATTATCGACATGGTGCGCTGCCAACCCGGGATCCACCCGGTCGGGCCCTGGATGGCCGAACGGTTCAACCTGATCGGCGAGCCGGTGACGTGTGTCGAGCCGGTGTCGGGGAAGCCGGAATGGATGGGGGTGTACGAGGTGCGGCGCTGAGAACGCTCGCCGCCTTCTACGACCTCGCCATCGGCCCGGTCAGCTTCGACTTCATCCCGTTCCTTGTGCGCGCCAAGATGGCCGCGGAGGACGCGGGTTGCGAGCGGTTGCACGTCGTCATCATGCCGGACCCGAAGGGCGTCGGCGGGATGTTCCGCGACAAGAGTAACCTCTACGACGCGCACGAGATGCACTGGCGGCTGTGGAACCTGGTCATTCCTGCCTGCCAGTTGATTGGCGCCACGGTGACGCTGGCGACCGGTCCGGAACAGGCGTCGCGGCTGCACGGGGACGCGGTGTTCCCCGCAGACTGGAACGCGCAGTCGCTCAAGAACAAGCAGTATCTGGTGCGCCCGATCGTCGAGGCCGCACGCGCCGGTCGCGTAATACCGCGGCTGAAGGCGTCAGAGCACGCGAAGCGCTCGGTGCGGCATTGGCTCAGCACGAGCGGCAGGAACCTCGCGACGATCACGCTGCGCAACACGTACGAACCCGGCAGGAATGCCGATCGGGCCGCGTACCACGCGATCGCCGATGCGCTGGAACTGGACTATCACCGGGTGATCCGCATCGAGGACACGGCCGACGAGCTGCGCAACGGCCAGGGATATGCCGGCATCAACCTGGATCTGCGCATGGCGTGCTACGAACTGGCGGCCGTGAACGTGATCGGCAACAACGGGCCGGCGCAGCTGCTCTGGTTCTCGGACGCGTCCTTCATTGAGTTCGAAGCGGCAATGCCGTTCAAGGACTGGAAGAAGTTCTGGCAGGAACACATCGGCATGGACGTCGACGCCGGCGAGCAGTTGCCGTGGGCGCGGCCGGATCAGCGTTTCGTGTATGCAGCGCCGTCGGTAGGGTTGCTCGGGCTGCATTGAATCTTGGGGATCGGGGACGAGCTTCTCGCCGCAGGTCAGGCGAGGGCGGAGTTCGCCCGTAGCGGTCGCAGGGCGCAGATACTCGGGCGGGAGGGGGTGCCGCGCTGGCATCCGTTGTGGGAAGGGCTCGACTTCATCGCGCGCCCGGAAGAGCAGGGCAAGTTCGTGCGGATCGTGAACGGCCCGGGCGTGCGGCCGTACCACCTGGGCAAGTCGCCACAGCAGTGGACGTACAACCCGGACTTCCGGCCGACGCCGGCCGAGATTCGCTTGACGGCATCCGACGAGGAGTTCGGTCGGACGCATGCCGGCAGGATCATCGTCGAGCCGCACATCAAGAAGAAGGCGAGCCCGAACAAGCAGTGGGGCTTCATGCGCTGGGAGAAGCTGGCCTATCTCGCGGGCGAGGCCGGCTTGAAGTTGACGCAGATGGGGGCGCCCGGTACGCCAACGCTTACCGGCGCGGAGTTCATCGATACGCCGAGCATCTTTCATGCCGCTGCGGTGCTGAAGTATGCGCGCGCGGCGGTGTTACCCGAGGGCGGGCTGCACCATATCTCGGCCGCGGTTGGGTTGCGCGCGGTTGTGATCTTTGGGTCGTTCACACCGGTCGAGCTCACCGGCTACGAGGGGCACCTGAACCTCGGTGCGTCGATTGGCGATGCCTGCGGAATGCGGGTACCGTGCGAACACTGTGCGCGGTGGATGGCGAGCATCAAGCCGGAGCGAGTGTTGAGCGAACTTCAAAGGATCCTGGGCGAATGAAGGCTTTCGGCGGATGGATGTTCCCCGACCACGAGCAGCACCTGATCGACTGGCTCACCAAGGTCAACGAGACCGTCGACGGCCGGCTGCGCTATCAGGGGAAGAAGCAGGATCTTGCGCTGTCGTTCTGCAAGCAGAAGCGCGTCGCGGTTGATTGTGGCGCGCACGTTGGACTTTGGTCCTACTACCTTGCGCGGCAGTTCGACTACTTGCACGCCTTCGAGCCCGTGGCGGCGCACCGCGAATGCTTCGCCGAGAACATCCGAGACCGTCTGGCGGATGACGTGACGCTGCACGCCTGCGCGCTCGGCGACCACGAAGGCTCGATCTCGATGCACACGAGCCATGGCAGCAGCGGCGATTCCTGGGTGAGCGGCGAAGGTGACATACCGCTGCGCACGCTCGACAGCTTCGAACTGCAGGATGTCGACTTCATCAAGATCGATTGCGAGGGCGGCGAGCTCGCGGTGCTGAAAGGCGCCGAGCAAACTCTGCTCCGCTGCAAGCCCTGCGTGATCGTCGAACAGAAACCGGGCCGCGCCCAAAAGTTCGGCCTGCCGGAAACCGCCGCAGTCGATTACCTGCAATCGCTCGGCGCGCAGTTGAAAGCCAGGAAATCAGGCGACTACATCCTCGCCTGGGATTGACCGACTAGCACCACCGTTTCACCAGAACAGAACCCGCCCGCGTGGCGGGTTTTTTCATTTCTGACACCAGAAGGAACACGCCATGCTGACCGCAGCCGCGAAGAACTATGCGCTGGACGCACTCTTGCCGGCCGACGTATCGCTGCACACCGCGTACAGCGCGAGCGGAGCGAACGAGGTGACCGGCGGATCGCCCGCCTACGCGCGCAAGGCGATCACGTTCAGCGCGGCGTCTGCTGGCTCCAAGGCATCGAGTTCTACGCCAACGCTTGACGTGCCGGCCGCCACCGAGGTGCAGTTCGTCGGCCTCTGGGGCCTGGGTTCGCCGTCGCAGTTTCTCGGCATGTTCGCTGTTGGCGGGAGCGAGAAGGAGATCATCGCGATCTTGCTGGGCAGTCCAGAGGGCGTGATCACGATCCCGTCGCACGGCTACAGCAACGGCGACAAAGTCGTGTTCTACGGCGGCACGCCTCCGACCGGGTTGGTTGAAGGAACGATTTACTACGTCATCAATGCGACGACGGACACATTCTCGGTGGCCGCGACCTTGGGCGGCGTCGGCATTCCTCTCACCGGGTATCCGAACGGCGAAGTGAAGGTATCGAAGATCGTACCCGAGTCGTTCGGATCGCAGGGGACGTTCCAGGTGAGTGCGGCGACATTGGCGATGAGCGCGTAAATGCCTCGCGTTGTCTCCAGTCGCTACGAATCCGACGCGCACACTCAGCGCGACGGCTCCCGCTGGACGACCGAGTACCACACGATCGATGACGGCAAGGTGATCACGTCCTTGTACCGGCTGACGGACGCCATGGATGCGGACGCGATCATGGCCAAGCGCGCGGCGGCTATCGATGCCGATCTTGCGGCGGCGGCCGCAGCATCGGCCGAGCGCGCGTCCGCCGATGAAAAACTCGCGCAGGCAGTGGGAGACGCGATCCGCGGTGGCACGATGACCGCGGAGGATGCGGCGCGAGTAGGGGTGACCCCGATGGATAGGTCGCGTGGCTGACTATCGCCTGCTGTCAACGGCCGGCGGCGCTGCCAATGGTACGACGTGGGCGGATGCCTATCTGACCGCGACCGCGGCGATTGCGAGCAAAACGAACGCGGACACCATATGGGCTGGCCCGAGCCATTCGGAAAGCACGGCTGGCACTGTGACGCTCACGTTCCCGACATCTCCTGGGCTGCGGATGCTAGGCGTTGCCTCAGACAGCGCTGATCCGGCCACGGCTCTGAACGGATCGACCGCCGCAACAGTCGCTGTGGGCGCCGCGAACGCATCGCTCACGTTGACCGGGTTCGCATACGTCGAACGGATGGCGTTTCTCGGCGGCACGAACAACAACGCGTTCTGCCTGATCGCGTTCGGCAGCACAGTCGCCTCCGGCCTGTACTTCTCAAACTGCATATTTGAGATGCGCACGGTTGCGACCGGATCGTTCCTGCAGATGGGGACGCGTAGCGTCGGGAATGCCGATGACAACGTGTTCGTGTTCAGTAACTGCACCTGGAAGTTCGGCGCGACGCAGCACAATTTTTCGATGGGCATCGGGCGCTTTGTGTTCAGGGAGTGCTCGATCGACGCGTCAGGATCAACGCCGACCACGCTGTTCACCGGCGTCAACGGTTCGTCCGGAACGGCCTTGATCGAGTCATGCGACTGGTCTGGTGAGAGTTGGACGAACTTCGCGTCGGTCGCCTGGACCGCGCCATACGACATCCTGGTGCGCAATTGCAAATTCCCGAGCGGTTTCGCGCTCACCACAGGCACGCATAGCGGCCCAGGCGGTCTGGTCCTGCGCGTGCATAACTGCGACAGCGGTGATTCAAATTGGGCGACCGGCTACGTGGACTACGCCGGCACGATCGTCGACGAAGAAACGCTGGTGCGTTCCGGCGGTGGCGCGGTCTCGATGCGCATGGCGTCGAACGCGAATCCAAAGTTTCCCTACTTGGCTCTCGAAATTGAGGGCTCGATCTGGAACGCAACGACTGGCAGTTCGCAAACGCTGACCGTTCCGTTCCTGCACGACAGCGCCACTGATCTCGATGACGACGAGATCGCGGTCGAGCTGCAGTACCTCGGCACCAGCGGGTTTCCGCTGGGATCAATCGCGAGCGATGAGGCTGCGGATGTGTTCGCGACGCCGGCAGCGCAAGCGGACGATTCAGGAGCGAGTTGGACGACGACCGGGATGAGCAACCCGAATCAGCAGAAGCTCTCGCTTGCATTCACGGCACAGGAAGCGGGCTACGTGCATTTCAAGGTCCGTTTATTCGCGGCGAGCAAGACCGTGTACGTGGACTTGGCCGGCGCGAGCATCGCGTAATGGCTACTGCACGACTCCTGCCTGGCTATGGCTGGGTCATTGAGACGACGGATGAGGCGCATCTGCTACCCGGCTACGGCTGGGTTATTGAAACAGAGGCCGGCGGCGGCGCCGTATCCGCGTCCATTTCCGGAATCTTCGGCGTTGCGGCCGCCTACACCGCGAAGTCAACACGCGCAGCCGCAGTAGTCGGCGCTTCCGGAGTGGTCGCAACATCGACCGGCAGGAAAGCCGCGGCGGCCGGGGCAAGCGCCGTCAACGGCCTGCTCGGCGCGATCCAGACTGCGGTCCCAGGTAGCGCCGAATTCAACGGCATCCTGGGCGCGCTGGTCAGCATCACGAAGACGACGGCACGCCTATCGACCATCGCTGGTCGGGCAGGGGTTGTCGGTAGCATCTCCGGTCTGCGCAGCGCGGTGTCGTCGCTGGAGGCGCTCGCCGGCGTCGTCGGGTCTGTCATTCCGGAATCGGACGCCGCATCGGCAGGCATCAGCGGCTCGGCGGGCGTTTCCGGATCGTTCTCGGCGGTCACCGCGCGGTCGGCCTCTATCTCTGCCATCGCCGGCGCTGCTGCTGCGCTGGACGCACGCTCGGCCCGCATAGCGACGCTGGCGGCCGTACAGGGTGTGCTTGGCGCGGATACGGTCAAGACGATACGCGCGGCCGAAGTCGCCGCCCTTGCTGGCCTCAAGGCGACGATCGCGGGCGCCAATGGCGCCGCGACCGCCCTGCTTCTGATCGTTGAGCTTGGCGATGTCGCTCTCTACCAGTGCGCCGCGAATGAGGAAGCGCTCCACCAGTGCTCAACAAATGATGGGGCTCTCTACAACTGCACGCTATCGGAGGCGATTGCCGCGTGAGCATCAATGTCTACGCCGTCGGCACGAAGATCCGCCTGAGTGCTGCGTTCACAGATATCGACGACGACGCGCAGGATCCGGGCGGCGTCCAGTTCAAGATGCGCGATCCGGCCGGCACAGTCACGACCTACTTGTACGGCACGGACGTAGAGCTCGTTCGAGATTCGCTGGGCAACTACCACGTCGACTGGCTGATCGCCTCCGCTGGTCGCTACCGGTATCGATTCGCGGGCGTGACTTCGGGGCAGGCTGCGGCCGAAGGCACCTTCAACGTCCAGAACTCCAGGGTGGATTGATGGGACTGCGCGTCATCACGGCCCCGACCGACGAGCCGATCACGCTGGAAGAGGCGAAAGCTCACCTGCGGGTCACGCATTCCAGCGAGGACGACTACATCCTGGCGCTGGTGACCGCAGCGCGGTCGATGATCGAGAACGAAACGCATCGCGCGCTGATGTCGCAGACGCTGGAATACACGCTCGACTACTTCGAGCCGCCGCTCATCTACGGACAGGCGATCGCGCTGCGCAGGCCGACCGTGATCGAGCTACCGCGCCCGCCGCTGCGCTCGGTGTCGCTGGTGACGTACTTGGACGGCTCCGGGGCTACGGCAACGCTGCACGACACCACGGGGTCGCCGCAGGTCGATGACGCGCTGGTGCTGGTGAATGTGCTGGACGACAGGCTGCCGGGCGGGATCGCGCCGGTGGCGAATGGCCCCTGGCCGGCGACCTATGACCAGTTGGGCGCGGTGGCGATTCGGTATGTGGCCGGGTACGGCGCTGATGGTGCCGGCGTGCCGATGCCGTTGATCCAGGCGATGAAGCTCGCGATCGGTCACTGGTTCGAGCATCGCGAATCGGTCTCCGAGACGCCGAGCATTGCCGAACTGCCGATGGGCGTTCAGTTCTTGCTGAACCCTTACCGCGTACTCAGCATCGTCTGACACTTATGCAAGGCGGGAAGCTCCGGCATCGGATCACGATCCAGAAGCCGAGCACCAGCGCGACCACCGATGCCGTGGGCGAGCCGACGACGCCCTGGGTTGCGGTGGTCACGGACTACCCGGCCGGGGTTGCTCCGGTATCCACCGGCGAGCGCCACGTCGCCGCACAAAACCACATGGCGATCTCGCATCGGGTGACGGTGCGCTACTGCGCCGAGATCGCCGCGGTCGATAACTCCTGGCGCATCGTGTTCGAGGGTCGCTATCTGCCGATCGAGGGCGTGCGCAATCTGGACGAACGCAATCGTACGTTGGAACTGGTCTGCACCGAAGGGCCGCGGGAGGAGTAGTGGCCAACACCGTGGAAGTGGAGATCAAGGGCCTGCCCGAAGTCCTGGCCAAGCTCGAGTCGGTGTCGGTCAAGATGCGGCGGGTCGTGTCCCGGCGCGCGGTTGTTGCTGCTGCCAGGGTCATTGCCCGTCAGGCGCGGTCGAACGCGCCACGGAGAACCGGCGTACTGCGTCGGGCGCTCTTCGGGCACTACTCGCCCAAGCGCAGCCGGCGCGATCAGTTGGCGGTGTCGCTCGTGCGCGCACGAAGCGGGAACAAGGAAGGCAAGCGCCGCGTTGCCAGGGGGCGCACGAATCGCGACGCCTACTACGCGGGCTGGGTCGAGTTCGGGCACCGCATCGTGCCGCGGAAGACGTCGACCGGGTCGAGGTTCATCACGGCGCGCCGCCGGGAAGCGAAGTCGACCGGGCGCAGGGTGCCGCCCAGGCCGTTCCTGGAGCCCGCCTACAAGTCGCACGGCAAGCAGGCCTTCGTCGAGATGGAGCGCGTGATGCGTGAAGGGCTGAATGAGGCCGCGCGCTGATGTTCGTCTGTACGAATCGGGAGCCGCACTTTGTCGGCGGGGCATCCGGGCCGGTCAATGTCCTGGGCTCCGCACGAGGCTGCTGGGATGACTTGGCAGCGTCACCGTATCAGGACGTGCCGACCATCGCGTGCAACGTCGCCGGCTGCTTCGCGCCGCGCCTGCTGCACTGGGTCAGCATGCACCGACGCATGTTCGCGACCTGCATGCCGCTGCGGGACATGACGATCACCGAGGACCATGACCGAAGGCTGGGTCGTGGCATGACGTTCACGCACTGCTGGAAGAAGCACGCCGAGCAGGCCGACTTCGTCTGGTTCGGCGACATGGTCCCGGATACGTCCGGCTGCTTCGCTGCGATGCTGGCGCTGCACTTCGGCTATTCCCCGATCGTGCTGTGCGGCGTGCCGATGGACGGCAGCGGCCGGTTCCATGCGCCGCACGAAGAGGTCCGGGAATACCCGGAGACAAACGACACCTGGGCATGGCTGCGCCGTGAGCATGGCGACAAGATCCGCTCGATGTCCGGGCGCACGCGGGAATGGTTCGGAGCGCCGTAGATGACCATCCAGTCCGACATCAAGACCGTACTTGCCTCGGTGGCTGGCGGCAGGGTTTATCCGGAAGCCGCACCGGACAACGCGGCGCTGCCGCTTGTCGTGTACCGCAAGGTGTCGTCCGAGCCGCTGATGACCTTGCAAGGCTACGCCGGCACAACGCGTTTCGTGTTCGTGTTCGATTGCTGGGCGCGCACGTACCTGGAAGCGATGTCGCTCGCCGATAGCGTGCGCACCGCGATCGAGGCTGCAGCTTCACTGAAGCCCGGCACGCGCGAGCCCGCCGACCCGGACGACTACGAGCCCGCGGTCGATCAGTTCGTCGAGCCTGTTCTGTATTCGTTTTGGCACGCCTGACTACGTAGCAAAGAGCGTCACCAACAAGCCCGCCACCCGGCGGGTTTTTTTATTTCCGTCGAAGGAGTAGCGCGCAATGGCAATCATCGGTACCAATGTCACGGTCAGCGTCGAAAAGACCCTCTCCTCGCCGGTCACGGTCACCGGTGTCACCAAGGCAACAGAAGGCGTGGTTACTGCGCCGGGCCACACATTCGATCACGGCGATGTCGTGAAATTCAGTGTCACCGCCGGCATGGTCGAGTTGCACCAGCAGGCCTGCCGCATCAAGGCCGTGACGACCAACGGGTTCACGCTCGAGAGTCTCGATACCACGGACTACTCCGACTGGTCTGCTGGCACCGTGGTCGAGGTCAGTGCGTGGGCCACCTTCGCCAGCGCGCAGACGATCTCGATGCCGAATCCGGCCCCGGCGAAGATCGACATCACGACGCTGATCGACCGGGTCAAGCAATACGCCTACGGCCTGCCGGACGCGCCGGACGGCAGCATCAACGGACTATTCGCTCCGCTAGAGGAAGCGGTCACGCTCATCAAGGCGGCGACCAAGGCGAACGAAGACCTGGCCTTCCGCGTGGCGTTCTCTGGTGGAGAGTTCGCGATCTTCAATGCGAACGTGTCGGGCGGTTCCGGCTTCGAACTGCCGGCGAATGGCGCGGCCACTGCTGTCACCGCGTTCACGCCGCTCAAAGACGTGATGTTCTACGCGTCGTAATCCGATGTCGCAAGGATTGCTCGCCAAGGCCCATGCGGCCAAGCGGTTCCGGGTCGAGTGCGAAGGGCTCACGCTGCTTTGCGTTCGACCCACCCAGGCCGCGACAACGGTCGGCTACCCGACCGGGAACGACGACGAGAAGATCATCGCCTGGGTCGTCCGCCACATCGAAGGATGGGAAGGCGCGACCGAGTCGATGTTCGTCGACGACGGCAAGCCGGACAAGCCGGTGGAGTTCGATGCCGCGCTGCTCAAGTCTTGGTTCGCCGATCACGTCCCCGCCCTTCTCGTCGTATCGAGCAAGCTCTTCGAGAAGTTCGACGAGTGGTCTGCCGCTCGACGCGCGCAGGCGGAGACGGAAAAAAACTCCTAGCGTGGCTGGAGGGAACGACCCTCCCTATCAAGTCACGCGAACCTGATGTTGCGTTTCAAGCCGCGATCTCCGCGTGGCACATGATGGGTCAGCAGATCGAGTGGGCCGCGCTCGATGTCGTCGCCGAGCTTCTCGACGTCCGTGACGCCGAGGGGTTCATCGCACAACTTTTCGTGATCAGAGGATTCGCCCAGAGGCTCCAAGATGCCCAGCATCGGTAGCTTGATCGTTGACACGCAGCTCAAGCTCGCGCAGTTCACGCGCGAGACCGAGCAGATGAAGGGTCAACTGAACTCCATCGGCGGCGCGGCCAAGGTGGCGGGCACGCTGCTGCGCACCGCGTTCGCCGGTCTCAGTGTGGCCATCGTCGCGCGCGAGATCGATCTGCTGGTGAAGAAGTCCGCAGAGATCGGAGATCTAGGAAAAGCCTTCGGTATTGCGTCCGACCAGATATCGCAATTCGCCGGCGTCGCCCGGGTGGTCGGGCTCGAAGTCGCAGATCTCGCCAGCATCTTCGACAAGTTCGCTGGTCAAGTCTCGAAGGCGCGCGGCGGCGACGAAGGCGCGCTGAAACTGATGAAGGATCTCGGCATCGCCGCCGACGACCTGAAGTCCAAGGACTTCGCCGGACTCTTCCAGCAAGCGCTCGCCCAGATTGATCGATTCGAGGGTTCCGACAACAAGGTCGCGTTGCTCCGCGAGGCTTTCGGCAAGACCGGCCGAGTCGTCGACCAGTTCGCCGAGAAGATGCGCACGCTTGGCGGAGATGTCGACAAGCTCGGGCCTAAGTTCGATCCCGGAATCACCGAGGCGTCCGGCAAGTTCAACGACCAGATGGCATTGCTAGCACTCAACGCCGAGAAGGCGAAGGTCTCGTTGCTGAACGAACTGCTGCCGGCGGTGAACAGAATCATTCAGGCCTTCCTGGATGGCAAGAAAGCGGGGGAAGGCTTCTGGAGTTCGATGGCTCAAGGCATCCGCGCCTTCGCCATCGGCGACGAGGTCGAGTACACGCGCGAGCAGATCGCCAAGCTCGAGGCGCAGCTTGCCACGAACGACCGGCAACTGAACGCGCGGCAGGGGAACGAAGAGCGCACGAATCAGTTGCTCAAGGACCGCACGATCATCCTGCGCGACCTGCAGTCCTTCCAGGCGAATCTCAAGGTGCTCACCACGCCCGGGCTGATCACGGGCGAGGTCGCGGTACCGAAGAAGATCGCAGCGCCACCGCAAACCGGAAGCGGTGGCGCGTCCGAGGCGCTCGCCGCACTGCGCGCCAAGGCCGAGCAGGAATTGAAGCGCCTGGCTGGCGTCGTGAAGGACGAGGAAGCCGCGGTTGTCGGCTCGATCGAGATCCTGAACGCGATGCTCGGGCGCAACCTGATCGCCTTCGAGACGTTCTACAGCGAGCGTAAGCGGCTGCAGGAGCAAGGCCTGGCCGTCACGATCGCCGCGAACCAGAAGGAAGTCGAGACGCTGAAGCGGCTCCGCGACCAGTTGCCGAAGGGCTCGGACCGCACAGAAATCGACACCCGGATCGCTGAAGCGCAGGCCCGCGCCGAGGATGCGCAGCGCAAGTTCGCGCAGACCTCGGTCATCGGGTTCTTCGAGGCGACCAAGGCCGCAGAGCAATACGCGGAGCAGGTGTCGGAGATCGCGGCGCAGGTCGAGGAGCTTCGCGGGAATATCGAGGGGGCTGCGCGCGCGCGGTTTTCTGCGGGCGTCCGCGACTTGCGCACTCAAGCACAGAACCGGGGCGACAACAGCGCACTGGATCTCATCGAGCGCGCCGAGCAGGCCGCCATCGCGCAGGCGAAGATCAACGCGCTGCTGCAGCAAGCCGGAATCATCCAGGACCAGTTGGCGAACTCCGAATCCCGCATCCGCACCGAGCGCGAGACCGGATCGCTCGGCGAGCTCGGGCAACTCCGCCAGACCAGCGTCGCCCGCCAGGCGGCACTCGAGCAGTTACGCCGGATCGCCGACGCCTACAGCGACATCGCCGCCGCGCAGGACAACCCGGTTACCAAGCAGCAGGCCGAGAACTTCAAGCGGCAGGTCGACGAGCTCGCGGCGAGCGCCGATCTCGTCAAGCAGAAGTTCCGGGAGATCGGTGAGACCGGGCTCTCGAACTTCTTCACCGACATCCTGGACGGCACCAAGTCGGTCAAGAACGCGTTCAACGACATGGCGCGCTCGATCCTGCAGAGCGTGAATCGCCTGGTCGCGCAGGACATCGCGGGGAAGATCTTCGGCTCGCTCAAGGGCGGCGCCCCGGTCGAGCATCGCAACGGCGCACCTGACGGCGGCGGGATAACCAGCATCTTCGCGTCCATCTTCGCGGGGCTCTTCCGCGCCCGTGGCGGACCGGTCTACGCCGGCATGCCATACATCGTGGGCGAGCAGGGGCCGGAGATCTTCCGACCGAGTGCTAGCGGGAACATCGTGCCGAACGGGGCCGGCGGCGTTGGCATGACCCTGGTGCAGAACTTCACCATCAGCGGCGGCGGGTCCGATCCACGCACGCAGCAACAGATCGGCGCAACCGCCTACCAGGGCGCTCGCCGGGCGTTCGAGCGTAACGGATGAGCCACAAAGAGATCCTGATGCCGGTCGATGTCCGGATCGGCATGGTCGGTGGGCCGGCCTTCCTCACCGAGATCGTCGAGAAGAACTCCGGCTACGAGCAGCGCAACATCGGCATGGCGACGCCGCTGCGCACCTACCGGGTCGAGTACGTCCGGGGCTTGGACACGCTGAAGACCCTGCACGCGTTCTTCCTGGCTGTGCGAGGCGCCGCCTATTCGTTCCGGGTTCGGGACTGGCTGGACTACATTGTCGCGAGCACGGAGGGATTGCTCGGAACCGGCATCGGCACCGGTTACCCGACCTATCAACTCTACAAGCGCTACACCTTCGGCTCGGAGACGTTCGACCGCGCGATCACGAAGATCGTCAGCGGTTCGTCCACGGTCTACCGAAACGCGATCGCGCTCGATTCTGGCAGCCCGACCGTTTACTCGCTGGACGTCGATACCGGCATCGCGACCTTCACTCCGGACGACACCGAGTCGATCACCGCGCACATCGTCGGGGCGTCTCACCAGTTTGAGACCGCGGCAGATATCACCGGCCTCGGCATCGGCGACAAGGTCTACATCACCGGCATCACCGGGACGGCCGCATCACTGCTCAACGGTCTCGCGCACACGATCACGAACAAGGTGCTCGGATCGCCCTCCGGGTACACCTGGACGATCAGCACGAACACCGGCGGCTCGCCGACGCTCACCGCATCCGGCGGCACTGCCTACGCCTACCCGCAGGCCGACGACATCCTGTCCTGGGCGGGGCAGTTCGACACGCCTTGCCGGTTCACGGCGGACCAGTTCAACGTCCGCACGATCGGCGCGCAGCTCTTCGAAGTTGCCGAGCTTGGTCTGAAAGAAGTCAGGCTGTGAAGTCGCTATCCGCATGGCTCCTGGCGCATATCGCAGGCCAGGTGACGACGCTCGCGACCTGCTGGAAGGTGACCCGCCGGGACGGGCAGGTGTTCGCGTTCACCGATCACGTTGCCGATCTATTGATATCTGGCATCACCTACTCGGCATCCAGCGGCTACACCGCATCCGCGATTCAGACAGCATCTGCGCTGAACGTGGACAACCTGGAAGTGCAGGGCGCGCTCTCCGATGACTCGATCACCGAGGCCGATCTTCTCGCTGGGCTATGGGACTTCGCCGACATCGAGATCTTCCAGGTGAACTATGCGGATCTCACGCAGGGCACGCTGAAGCTGCGGCGCGGGCAACTTGGCGAGGTTCGCACCGGACGCAATGCGTTCGTCGCCGAACTCCGCGGAATGATGCAGAAGATGCAGCAGGCGATCGGGCGGATCGTTGCTCCTGGGTGCAATGCGGACTGCGGCGATGCGCGGTGCGGCATTGACCTTGATGTGTTCCCGAATGGAAGGGTCGCGGATTCCGTCGCGAGCGTCACAAACAATCGGCTTTTCACCGCGTCAGGACTGGGGCAGGCGACCGGCTGGTTCGCTGGCGGCCTGCTTACCTGGACAAACGGCCTAAACGCCGGTCTCGCCATGGAGGTGAAGGCGTTCACGTTCGGAGGGTTGATCGAGCTTGTGCTGCCGATGCCTTTTGCCGTCGCAGTGAGCGATACGTTCTCGGTGACCGTGGGAGACGACAAGTCGCTCGCCACTTGCCGGGACAAATTCAACAACGTGATCAACTTCCGCGGCTTCCCGCATCTGCCCGGCATTGAAGGCATTGCGAGCGGGACATGAACACCGTGATGGTCGACCGTACCGCCATCGTCGAGGCGGCACGGTCCTATGTCGGCACGCCGTTCATGCACCAGGGGCGACTGCGCGGCGCCGGCATCGATTGCGCTGGTCTGCTCATGTGCGTCGCCTACGATCTGCGCATGCGCGATGTGCGTATCGACGGCTACAGCCGGCAACCGGACGAGCGAGCGTTCCGGGAGGCGCTGCGCGATCACCTGGACGCGATCCCGTACTGCGACCTTGCGCCGGGTGATGTGCTCACCTTCGCGTTCCATGCCGAGCAGCACGTGGCGATCGTCAGCAAGGTCAACCCGGTCTGGGTCGTGCATGCGTACGAGAAGGTCGGGCGCTGCGTCGAGCATCCGCTCGACATGGTCTGGATGAGGCGGGTTCGCGGCTGCTATCGGTTCCGCGAAGCGGCGCCCTGGCTGACGGACTGACTCGATGGCCGTGCTCGCGCTTGCCGCTGCAGGTTCGGCGGTGGGCGGCGCTATTGGCGGCACGTTCCTGGGCGTCGGTGCCGCATCCTGGGGCTGGGCGGCCGGGTCGCTCATCGGCCAGGCGTTGTTCCCGCAGACCGGACCAGACCAGCACTCGGAAGGCCCGCGGTTCTCGGACCTGAAGGTCCAGACATCGGCCTACGGCGCCATGATCCCGATCCTGGCCGGCACGCCGAAGGTCGCCGGCAATATCATCTGGTCGCGCGCCATTCGGGAGGTGGCAACACCGACCAGCCAAGAACAAGGCAAGGGCGGCGGCGGGCAGACGGTCTCGCAGACCACCTATCGCTATTACGCCGACTTCGCGGTGCTGATCGGCGAGGGTGAGTGCGTCGGAATCAGAAAGGCCTGGATCGCAGAGGAACTCAAGTACAACGTCTCCGCCGATGCGGCGAGCAGCACGATCGCTGCGTCGGCATTCGCGGCAAGCCAGATCCGGTTCTATCCCGGGTCCGAATCGCAAGCGGTCGACCCGCTGATCTACGCCGACAAAGGTGCGGACACACCGGCTTATCGTGGGTCGTGCTATGTCGTGATCGAGGGCATGGACGTCACAGACTACGGCGGCAGAATCCCGCCGATGGCGTTCGAAGTGGTCAAGGCCGGGTCTGTTGCTGACGAGCTCGACATCACCAGCGGCACCGCGGTCACCACGACGAGCGTGCTCGACACGAGCGGAAAGACCATACTCGGGCGCGCTGGCAACATCTGGGCGCTCGGGGCGGTTTCGAACACAGCGGTGCGCTTGAACTACTACGCCGGCGCGGTCGCTTCGACGTATCTGCGCTCGCTGTGGGGTTACGTTCCCGTCGGCCTGACCATCGACGGGCAGGGTTTTTTCAACAACCCCGGAGGGTTTGCCGGGATCCTGCACGACGATGGGACGGTGACGGAATACTCTGGCGCCCCTGGAAGCATGGGTAGTGGCGCGAGCCTCTACGGCATTGCCTGGACCGACTACTTCAATGGATATGCGCAAGGCGACAGTTCGTCTTCGGCAAATCTATACCGCTTCCAACTCGACGACGACTCGATGCAAGTCATCGAGGTGCTACTGACAGCGTCGCGCTCGACGCACCTGTTCACGAATGCCTGCGGGATCACGGGACGCTGCTACGTCTACGGGTCGACGACCTATTCGCACGAAGTCGGCTACCTCGACACCGAGACGGAGTCGAAGGTGCTGCTGCTCACCGGCACTGCTTACGCCGTGCACGGGTTGCTGGTGAGCCGCGACGGCTATCTGTGGATGGCGCGTTCCGGCGCGAGCACCGATGTCGAGAAGCGCGATGCGAGCGGCAACCTGATCGGTTCCGTGGCGATCCCGTCCGGCGCAGTCTCCCGATTGTTTGAGAGTCCGTCAGGTTTGATCGCGGCATGGGTCAGTACCGGTGCCTGCTACATCATCCACCCGAGCACACTGGAGATCCTCTCGACATCGGAGAACACGAGCACGCTGACGCCGATCGGGTTCACGGAAGACAATCGACTGATCTTCTGGTCGTCGTCCGGCGGCACGATCTACCTGCACGAGCTTGAGCCGCTCGCCCGGGTGACCGCGGCATCGACGCCGCTCGATGACTTCGTGGCCGACCTGTGCGAACGGGTAGGACTTCAGTCCGGCGACATCGATGTCACTGACCTGGCGACCGACGAGATCGACGGCTACACCATCGCGACCCGCGCATCCGTCCGGGCGGCACTGCAACCGCTCATGGCCGCGTTTCGGTTCGATGCGGTGGAGTCGGATAACCAGATCCGGTTCGTGAAGCGGGGCGGCGCCGTGGTCGCCGACATTCCCGAGGATGATCTCGCCGCACGCTTCTACGGCCAGCAACCGCCGGCACCGGTGGCGAACGTGCGCAAACTGGAGACGGAACTCCCGCGCGAGGTCGCGGTGCGATACCTCGACAGCCGGCACGAGATCAGCGCGCAGTACGCGCGCCGGTTGACCGGGCTGAGCCAGGAGCAGATGACGCTCGATCTCGCGCTGCAGATGTCGGACGACTTCGCTGCAGGCGTCTCGCAGTGGGCGCTCTTCGACGCCTGGGCGTCACGCAACGGCATCACGTTCCACGTCTCGCGCGAGTACGCCTACCTGGAGCCGACCGACGTGGTCACGCTGGCCGATGCGTATACCGTGCGCATCGTCGACAAGCTGGAGACGGGCGGGCTCATCACCTTCACCGCCGTGACCGAAGATCTTGACCTGGGCGCACTGGAGGCGACCGGGGTCGCGGCCCCTGCGGCAACTGGCGCCGTCGGCGCCGGTGGGCCGACAGCACTGACGCTGCTCGATATCCCGCTACTGCGCGACACCGACGACGGCCCCGGCTTCTACGCCGCAGCCGCCGGCTACTTCACCGGCTGGTCCGGTGCCGAGCTCTGGATGAGCCGCGACAACGGGACGACGTACGAGCCGACCTCGACCTCGTTCCTGGAACCGAACGTCATGGGCTCGGCGCTCACGGTTCTTGCGAACTTCGGCGGCGGCAACGTCTTCGACGAGTCGAGTTCTGTGCAGGTCCAGGTCTTCGGCGGGACGCTGTCGAGCTCGAGCACCGAACTCGTGCTGGCCGGCGCGAACGCGGCCTACCTTGGCGGGGAGCTGATCCAGTTCCGGACCGCGACGCTGGATGCGGCCGGCAAGTATACGTTGACCGGGCTGCTGCGCGGACGCAAGGGCACCGAGCAGTACATGACGACGCACGCGATCGGCGACCAGTTCGTGCTGCTCGATACGGCGACGACCAAGCGGGTCGCGCTGGCAACGGCAGACATCGGAATCCCGCTGATCTTCAAGGCGCCGAGCTTCGGGCAGCAGGTCGCAGAGGCCGCGGCGATACGGTTCACGCCGGCAGCGGTGGGGCTGGAGCCGTTGGCGCCGGTACATATCCGCGCCGGCCGGACTGCGAACGCGTCCTGGGACATCACGATCGCCTGGACACGCCGCGCTCGATTGAACGCCGAATGGCGCGACTACGTGGACGTGCCGGTGGACGACACGCCGGAAGCGTACGAGGTCGAGATCTACTCGTCGGCCGCATTCACGACGCTGAAGCGAACCATCACCGGGCTGACGAGCGCGACGACGAGCTACACGAGCGCCCAGCAGGTGACGGACTTCGGCACGAACCAGACGACGATCTACGTGAAGGTCTACCAGGTCAGCGCGACGGTCGGCCGCGGGTTCGCGGGAACGGCGACGATCAACGTATAGGCGACATCGATGGCAGACTCC